GAGCTCTTCCCCGGTATGACCCTGTCTGTGGACTCTAAGGCTGCTGGTCGGTGGAACACGGCCCAAGGCGGTGAAGCCTTCTTCATTGGTAAGGGCGGCGCGATGACCGGGCGCGGCGGTAATATTGTCATCTTGGACGATATTTTGGATGAGCAGGATGCTCTGTCCGATACGGCTATGGAGAATACGTGGGAGTGGTACACCTCGGGCCCCCGTCAGCGGCTCCAGCCCGGGGGTGCGATCATCGTGATTAATACTCGGTGGAAGACCGATGACCTGTCTGGTCGTTTGCTCAAGCAGCAGGGTTACCTAAAGTCGGACCAGTGGGAGGTGCTGGAGTTCCCCGCCATCCTCCCGTCAGGCAACCCCCTCTGGCCGGAGTATTGGCCCATCGATGAATTGGAGAAGGTGAAGGTTTCGATTGGTTTGAAGAAGTGGAACGCGCAGTGGCAGCAGCAGCCCACGAACGACGAGGGGGCAGTCTTGAAGCGCAACTGGTGGCGCAAGTGGCAGCACACGGAACCACCTGAGTGTGAGTACATTTTGCAGACTATGGATACGGCGTACTCGAAGAAAGAGACTGCTGACTTCTCGGTCATCGCAACGTGGGGCGTGTTCACTCCTGATTTTGACTCTGGCCCGAATTTGATTCTGTTGAATGTGCGCAAGGGGCGCTGGGACTTTCCGGAGCTTAAGCGCGTTGCGCGGGACGAGTACATGTATTGGAAACCCGATAACGTCCTGATTGAAGCCAAGGCCACCGGCACGCCACTCCAGCAGGAGCTCCGTCGGATCGGGGTCCCCGTGACGATGTTCTCACCCGGTGGACGGCGCTTGAATCAGGATAAGTTGAGCCGTGCCAATGCCGTGGCCCCGATGCTCGAATCGGGAATGGTGTGGTATCCGGAAGGGTTGGAGTGCGCCGAGGAGCTGGTGGAAGAGTGCGCTGCTTTTCCGAATGGCCCGCATGACGATCAGGTGGACGTGACGACCATGGCTCTGCAGAGGTTTCGTCAGGGCAATTTTATTGCTTTGGATACGGATGATCAGGAGGAGACTCCTGCACAGTCTGATCGGGGGGAGGTTGAGTATTACTGAGAGCGGGTCTAAAATGGCTAATCTATTTCCACGGACCGCGAATCATGTCCCAAGAACTCTCTGACAAAATCCGTGCTGCGGCACAGGCTAAAGGTATTGACCCCGAGGTGGCACTGCGAATCGCAGGCGCGGAGAGTACGTACAACCCCAAGGCCCAGTCCAAGACATCCTCTGCTGGCGGATTGTTTCAGGTGGTGGATAAGACGTGGAAAGATTTTGGCGGGGCTCCGGGCAAGAAGATGGACCCTGTTGAGAATATCCGCGTGGGTACGGATATTATTGCTAAGAACACAGAATCGCTTAAGGGGTTCTTGAACCGCGATCCGCGGCCCGCGGAGGTTTATGCCGCTCATTACTTCGGGGCCACCGGAGCCAAGGGCGTCTTGTCCGCGGACCCCAATACCCCTGCTATAGATGTTTTGGGCGCAAGGGTGATTCGGGACAATCCGAATTTAAAGGGGAAGACCACGGGTCAGGTGATGGCTCAGTTGGAGAAGAAGATGGGGGGAACTGCGGTGGCAGCCCCTGTTGTCTCACGTGAACCAATTCCTGAACAGACCCCTGCCGAGCAGATGATGGAACCGGCGTTGCGCTCTGGCATGACTGCTCAAGCACCAGCAACTCCTGAAGTCCCGGCCGCCGCAGAACGGACCGCGAGCCTCGGCCCTAGTTATCAGGCAGCGCTTGCTTTGTCTTTCTTGTCGGATACGGATGATAAGGAAGACCGAGACATTGACCGCGAACCGGGCATCGCGGAGAAGTGGTTGGCCGAGCAGCCAGAAAAGCAAACAACGCTGGCCGGATTCTCTGACATCAGTATTAAGTCTCCTTTTGCAGAACCGGCACAGCCTCAGATGCTGGCCGATGGCGGCGAGGTAGGGGAGCCCGCCCCTGTCCGGGAGCCCGGGCAGGTCACCGGGATAAATAAATTTCTTGATTTTGTGGCGCAGCGCTTGCCTGCGGAGAAGTTCCCGACAGCGGGAAGAGTATTCCTTGAGTCGGTTCAGGGTAAGCAGGAGCCAATCACTGAGTCTCATTTTTCTCCCCAAGAACTGGATACTATCCGCGAGATGGTGAATCTTAAGGGTGGGGAGTCGGGCGCGATTAGCTATCAGGATTACGGTAAGTTGGGTAAGGAAATGCGCAAAAGGGGCGAGCTTCCCACGTCGCTTTCCCCCAGTTTGTTTTCCATGTCTGATCCCTTGGGCAACGTGCAGACCACCTTGGGTCGGTTTAAGTATTCCCGCGATCCAAGTGGCAATCTGCAGGTCACAGACAGCTATGACTTCAATCCCCCTAACGAGATGGCCACGCAAGAAGCGCGGACCGGGGACTACGGTGCTTTGGGCCCCTACGGCTTGATCCGTGATTACGCGGGGGAAAAACTACCACCGGGCAAGGGTCGCAAGGTCCAAATCAATCTTGGTATGCCCGTTAAGCGGGCCGGTGGCGGTGAAGCCGAGCCAACTCCCGAGGAATTGGAAGCAGCTTCGCGCCCGGCCACAGTCAATCCGATGATTCAACGGCAGGGTGAGGCCGCTCGGAGGTTGGCGGCCATGCGGGACGTGAATACGCTCCCCGATCCGCGGACCTATGCTGCTGTTTCTGGTTTTATGGGCATTGCCCCTGATGAAATGGGCTTCTCCGCCATGCATCAGGACCTTCCCGGCATCAAAAAAGCAGGTGAAGCTGGTTTTTACGCAGGAACCGCGGCCCAAGTGGCCCCGCTGGTCGGTCCTGCTGCCAAAATGCTTGGGAAATTTGCCGGAAGTGCGCTTAATGAGCGTATCTTGGCAGGCAAGCCCCCCGTTCCCGGGTTAGGGATGCCCTCCCCACTGGCTTTTGCGGTCAAACCGCGCGGCGGCGTGTCGGCCTACACCGGCCAGACCCCCGGTATCTCTGATGTGGACCATGTAATCCTTAATTACACTAAGGCAGCAGAACAATTAAGGGCTCCGGACGAGGTTCAGGAGTTCTTGAGGGCCAAAGCGCCCAAATACTTTGCCTCAAACTATGGAACAGCGGATGACCCGTTGCGTACGGCGTTGCGCGAGCGTCGTATCGAGCCTTTTGGCCGGGATCAACCAAAACTGCCCCCATATCTGATTGATACGGCAGGCCAGCCCGAGGCCCGTGGATATTTGCAGGCCAAAACTGATCTGGAACGTGTATACGACGAAATGACGGGCATCCGCCCCTTTGCGTTGAAGCCAGAGGGGGTTACAAACATGGGGTCCGAAGCAAGCATACGAAAAATGCTTTCGGAGAAGATGGGGGAAGAGGGCGTGCCTATCGAAGCGCGGAACGTGCCTTCGGTCAATAGTTATTCTCAGGAAGACTTTGCCAAGTACCCTTCCAGCTCCAGAATGTTGAGCCAATTTGTGGAAAACCAAGAAAAGCTGCCTTCATCGATTCAGCATGCGCTAAAAACAGGCGAGCCCATCTTTGATGTCAACCCAAACATGGAAATGCTGTCTCCGCTCAACGTGGTGCAAGCCCTGCAAGAAGTTCCGGCCAACAAGCTTAAGAACATGAGCTTCCCAGAAGCGTTGATTCAGGGGGCTAAAGCATTGGCCCCGATCCGCGATTACCGCACCGCGATAGATTTAGCGGACAGAGGCGCAAGTGTCCCACGTAAAGCGTTGGACTTGTACACCCGGCCCGTGGTCGATGCTCCTTCGGTAGGCGGCCAGTGGGTTCAGCTTACCAAACCGGTGGCCACGGAGCTTGAAGGCAAATTGATGAAGCACTCGATTGGTGGATATGGCGCGGGGGACTACTACGGCACCGCGTACACTCAGTTACCCTATGGAGGTAAAAAGGCTTTTGACGATGGCTTGGTTCGCGTGTACTCTCTCCGGGATAAGCAGGGCTTGCCTGAGGTCTCTGTTGAGATGGCTAAGTCCAGTGCGGGCAAGGGAGATACTTGGAACGTGTCCCAGATTCGAGGTCGATTTAATTCTGAGCCCTCACTAGAAACGCATGGGGATATCTTCAATTTGTTGAGTAAGATCGACAAGACAGACGGGTTAAACGATGTCAAGGCAAATAGCTATACAAGATCGGCTACAGGTGATACCGTAGAAGGTTCTGCAGTGGACTGGGGCCGGGAATATCGTCTGTGGAAACAAAGCGCTGAATAAGGAATAAAAATGCCTATCGAGAAAAACAACGACCTGCCTGCAGGTAATGTGGATATTGAAATAGAGGATATCTTGCCCGGAGATATGCCCGATATTGAAATCACACTTGATCCTGAAACAGGCGGAGCCGATGTGACGTTGGGCGAGGAGGATGAAGAAGTTCCCTTTGATGCCAACTTGGCCGAGGTCCTTGACCCGGGCGTCTTGGCACAGATCAGCTCCGAGCTGATGCCCCTGTTCGAGGCAGATCAGTCTTCGCGTAAGGATTGGGAAGAGCAGTATGGCAAGGGCCTGAAGCTCTTGGGCTTTACCTTTGACGAGCGCACCAAACCATTCAAGGGCGCGGCTGCGGCCACGCATCCTCTGCTCACAGAAGCCATTGTCCAGTTTCAAGCGCAGGCGCTCAAAGAGCTGCTGCCAGCAGAAGGCCCTGTCCGCACACAGGTGATGGGCAAGGAGACGCGCGAGAGGCTCATGCAGGCTGACCGCGTGCGCGACTTCATGAACTACCAGATCACTTCGGTGATGGAAGAGTACACCCCGGATTTCGACCAGCTCCTGTTCTATGCGGGCTACGGCGGCTCGGCATTCAAGAAGGTCTACTACGACGAGGACAAAGGACGCATGGTCAGCAAGCTGATCCTGCCTGACAACCTGTACATCCCATACAACGGTTCAAGCGTCATGAGTGAATGCGCTCGCATTACTCACGTGGTTCCAATGTCGGTCAACGATTACCGCAAGGCCGTGCTCCGCGGTCAGTATTTGGACAATGCCGAAGAACGCAGCAGTGTGGACATGGGCAACAACATCATCCAGAAGGAGACTGACCGTGTCACCAAGATTACTCCTAATGCGGATGACGAGGAAATGGAACTGCTGGAGTTTCAGATCGACTGGGACTTAGAAGGCTTTGAGCATTGCGACGAGGACGATGAGCCAACAGGCTTGCGCCTGCCGTACGTCATCACTGTGGACAAGACATCAGCTTCTGTTATTGGCGTTCGTCGTAACTGGAAAGAAGGCGACGAGCTGTACCGCCGTAAGCAGTACTACGTGCACTACATGCTGGTGCAGGGCTTGGGTTCCTACGGCTTGGGCTTCCTACATCTGGTGGGAGGCCTGAGTCAGGCCGCAACGGCCGCGCTGCGCCAGTTAATCGATGCCGGTACGCTGGTCAATCTCCCTGCAGGCTTCAAAGCCAAGGGCGCTCGCATCATGAACGACGATGTGCCGCTGCAGCCGGGCGAGTTCCGGGATATTGACGCGGGCGGCGTGGAGCTGAGCCAGACGCTCATGCCCCTGCCCTACAAGGAACCAAGTCAGACGCTGTTCTCCCTGCTGGGCTTCTGTGCAGACGCGGGCCGCCGCTTGGCCAGCGTTACGGACATGCAGGTGGGCGACAGCAACCAGAACGCGGCCGTGGGCACCACGATTGCTTTGTTGGAAAAAGGCGGACAGGTCATGTCGGCCATCCACAAGCGCCTGCACTACGCACAGAAGATTGAATTCAACCTGTTGGCCAAAGGATTCGGGGAGTATCTCCCTGACGAGTACCCGTACGACGTGCCCGGCGAGAGCCGCACCATCAAGCGCAAGGACTTTGATGACCGCATTGACGTGTTGCCGGTTTCTGACCCCAACATCTTCTCTGTGGCCCAGCGCATTACCATGGCCCAGACGCAGTTGCAGCTTGCACAGAGCAACCCGCAGATGCACAACATGTATGAGGCCTATCGCCGCATGTACCAAGCCATTGGCGTGCGGGATATCGACCAAATCTTGAACACGCAGAACGTGGACAAACCCAAGGACCCGGCCAGCGAGAATTCGCAAGCTTTGGACGGTTCGCCGCTCAAGGCATTTGCTGGCCAGCAGCACGACGCGCACATCATGAACCACATCATGTTCGGCATGTCGCCCATAGTGGGTTCAATGCCTCAGGTGGCAACTACACTGCAAAAACACATCTTTGAACACATCCGTTTGAAGGCAGAAGAGTCCACAGAAGCAGAGCTCTTCACCCAATACGGTACGGACCCTGACAGCATGGTCTCTGCGCTCCAGCGCGAGGCGATGATTGCTATCAAGGTGGCCGAGTACTACCAAGAAGCCAAGAAGCTTCAGACAGACTTGCAAGGACCTCCTCAGGACGACCCACTGGTCAAGGTCAAGGAGCAGGAAATTCAAGCTGGCGCTGCTGCCGATCAGGCAAAGGACCAGAACGAGAAGACCCGTATCCAGATCGAAGGCCAAAAGGTGCAGGGCGACATCGCCATGGACCGGGCCAAACTCGCGCTCGATTCCCAGAAACTACAGCAGCAAGGAACTCACAATGCAGCCCAAAACAGACAAGCCCGCGAAAGCTCCCAACTCCAAGCGTTTACCAAGTCCCAAAAGAGTGGCAACCCCAACAGACAAACCTAAGAAAACGTATGTTTATCGCAAGGATGCGTTCAATAAGGTGTTGATTACGTAACAAAAAGGTGCATAATGCACCCAAGCCCACGGACAGGGGTCTCATCTGTCTGCTTCATTGGAATAATCCATGCTTGAATTTGCTGAAAGAACGCTGTTGGTTATCAAAGGACTTCGTCGCCAGACGGAGGACATTTTGGTGAGTGGCAGTGTGAAGGATATGGAGCAGTATCGGTTCCTGATGGGACGCCTTGAAGGCTACAAGTTTGTTGAGATGGAAATTCAAAACCTACTCGGCAAAAACCAAGAGCAATAAGGAGTTTTTATGGAAATGACTGCGCTGGAGAAGAAGTGGGCAGACGAAGCCGTTGCCCACGTGCCGTCCCTAGACGATGCTTATGACAAAGAGGGAAGCCTCGATGTCCAGAAGATCGAACAGACGGTAATGGATCGTATTCCCACCCCCACGGGCTGGCGAATCATCATCCTGCCCTACCGAGGGGCTGAAAAATCCAAAGGTGGCATTGTGCTGTCAGAACAAACCCGCCAGCGCGAGCAAGCGGCAACGGTCTGTGGCTATGTGTTATCTGTGGGCGAACTTGCCTATGCTGACCAAGGGAAATTCCCAACAGGTCCGTGGTGCAAGAAGGGGGACTGGGTTGTCTTTGGTCGCTACGCGGGCGCACGCTTGCCAATTGATGAAGGCGAAATCCGAATCCTCAACGATGATGAGATTTTGGCTACGATCAACAATCCTGAAGATATCATTCACCTATAAGGCATGACATGAACAATGACATGAACCACGATCAGTTGGAGTTCGACCTTGGACAAGGCGAAAAAGAAGCCACGGTGACGTTTGAAAACGACGAAGCCGAAGGCAAGCAAGAACAACCGGTAGTTGAACAGAAGGAAACATCAGTTCATTCGGATGAGCTAGGCTCTGTCAACGAGGCCGTTCAGAAACGAATCGCCAAGCTGACCGCTAAGATGCGCGAGGCCGAGCGCCGCGAGCAGGCCGCCGTGGAGTATGCCAAGGGATTGCAATCCCAGACGCAGAACCTCCAGCAACGACTAGTCAACACTGACTACAGCCGTCTAAGCGAAGCCAAAGCTCGATTGGAGTCTCAGCAGTCATCACTGCGCCAGATTATCCAAAAGGCACGGGAAGAGAGTGACCTCGACACCGAAATGGAAGCACAAGAGCGCTTGGCCAGCCTGATACAGGAAAAAGGTCAAGTCTCTCAATGGCTAAATCAACAAGAGCACGCTGCTCGTAACCAACCTGCTCAACAGGAAGTTCCGCAACAGCGTCAACAACCAAAGCAAGCAGCCCCTGATCCGCGTGCGGAAGACTGGGCTGCTAAAAACGAGTGGTTTGGACAAAATCGGGTAATGACTTACGCTGCATGGGGAATCCATCAGGATTTAATTGAGCGTGAGGGTGTTGACCCCCAGACCGACGAGTACTATACTGAATTGAATCGAAGAGTCAGGGAAGAATTTCCCCGGCATTTTGCAGGCGAGCAATCGTCTACTCAATCAACCAGACAACAGCGTTCCGCGCCTGCTGTTGCCCCTGCATCCCGGAGTTCCGGAATAAATAGTGCGCGCCGAACTGTCCGGCTATCGCCGAGTCAGGTTGCTATTGCAAAGAAACTGGGTGTACCTCTTGAAGAGTATGCCAAGTACGTAAAGGAGTAAGTCATGAGCGAAAAAATTACTATCGATAGAGCCAGCCGTTCCGCCGAAAGCCGGGACAAAGAAGTTCGTCGCAAGCCATGGCGTCCACCTTCACGTCTGGATGCACCACCTGCCCCCGAAGGGTATAAGTACCGTTGGATTCGTGCTGAAGTCAACGGGAACCTCGATAACCAAAACGTGTACAGCAAACTGCGTGAGGGATACGAACTTGTTCGTCCTGAAAATATTCCTGAGGAATATCGTGCGACGCTGCCCACTATGGACGACGGCAAACATGCTGGCGTGATCTCCGTTGGTGGACTCTTGCTTGCCAAGATACCCGATGAGACCATTGAGGAACGAAATACTTATTTCCGCCAGAGGGCACAGGAACAGTTACATGCTGTGGACAACGAGATGATGCGTGAGAACGCCCACTCTTCAATGCGAATCCAGTCTCCGGACCGGAGTTCCCGCACAACATTCCGTCAGCCACAAGGCTGATATCTTTAATCCTGTAGGAAATTCAAATGGCAAATACTATTAAGCCTTTTGGTCTGCGTCCGTCGGGTAATCTTTCTGCTACCGGTGCTCAAAAGCAATACGGTTATCAGATCGAAGACAACTACAACACAGCCATTTTTCAAGGTGATCTCGTCGTCGTATTTGACGGTTACATCATCAAGTACGCCGCCGCTACACATGCCGCTCCAACTGGTGTGTTTAACGGTGTTCAGTACAACGACCCCACTCGAGCTAACAAGCCCACGTGGAAAAACTACTACCCCGGTAGCATCAACATCACCACAGGCATCATTGCTTGCGAAGTGTTGGACGATCCGTCGCAGTTGTTCTTGGTCCAAACTGATGGTGCATTTGTTCAAGCCAACATTGGCAAGAACGCTGACCCAACATCAGGAACCACAGGCAGTGTGAACTCTGGCGTATCGAATGGCTCTTTGGCCTCCTCGAGTATCGACAAAGCCTCCGGCCTGACTTTCAAAATCGTTGGCCTCTACGAGTCCCCAGAAAATGATCTGGGTGCAAATGCAGTGGTCGTTGTTAAACTCAATCAACACGTGTACGGTAGCGTCGGTGTTGCTGCAGATGGGATTTAATCATGGCAATTACCCGTTCCCAACTAGTTAAAGAACTCGAACCCGGCTTAAATGCCCTGTTTGGTCTGGAATACAAGCGTTACGAAAACGAGCACGAAGAGATTTTCTCTATCGAAACCTCGGATCGTGCGTTTGAAGAAGAGGTCATGCTGACGGGCTTCGGCTCCGCTCCAGTGAAGACCGAGGGCGCTGGCTTGGCATACGATACCGCTTTGGAATCGTTCACTGCTCGCTACACCCACGAAACCATCGCTATGGCGTTTGCGCTGACGGAAGAAGCCGTTGAGGACAACCTCTATGACCGTCTTTCTGCTCGTTACACCAAAGCTTTGGCTCGCTCCATGGCCAACACTCGTCAGGTAAAAGCTGCCTCTGTGTTGAACAATGGCTTCACTGGCGGTCAGTATGCTGGTGGTGATGGCGTGGCCTTGATGGCCCTCGACCACCCCACTGCATTGGGCCCCAACTTTGCTAACCGTCCAGTAGTTGCTGCTGACTTGAACGAGACATCCCTCGAGCAAGGCATCATCGACATCGCATCGTTCACAGACGAGCGCGGCCTGAAGGTTGCTTTGACAGCCCGCAAGATGATTGTTCCTAAGGAACTGCAGTTCACTGCAGAACGCCTGATGAAGAGCACCTTGCGTACTTCCACTGCTGACAACGATATCAACGCAATCAAGTCCATGGGCCTGATTCCCGAAGGTTACGCTGTCAACCACTACCTGACTGACGTGGATGCATGGTTCCTGATCACCGACGCGCCTAACGGCCTGAAGATGTTCAACCGTTCACCCATCAAGACAGCCTTCGAAGGTGACTTCGATACAGGTAACGTCCGTTACAAGGCCCGCGAGCGTTATAGCTTCGGCTGGTCTGACCCACGTGGTATCTACGGTTCACCCGGCGCGGCCTAAGCGTTGAAGAAAATGGAAAAGGGGCCTTGTGCCCCTTTTTCTTTTGGGGTATATTGTCACCATCCCCGGACTTCCGGTGTATCTGACGGCTCCGGGCCGACGACATGCAGACAGATACGCCTAACTTGCATGTAAGGAACCTATCATGGCATTGACCACCTTCTCCGGCCCAGTCCGATCCCTCAATGGTTTTATCTCCGGCACCGCTACCGACCCCGTGTCTGTAACCACCGCGGGCAACATTACCAGCGCATACGGCACCACTTCAGCCACAACCGGCGACACCCGCTTGGTCTATGACAAGCTGACCTTCACAAGCACAGGCTCTGGCGAAACTCTCCGTGCTCTCTCTGTTGTAACTGGCGCAGGCGCTGCCGCCGCGGGCACGATTAACGGGGCACACATCAGCACTGAAATTGACACCCCCGGAACCATCTCCGGCGCTGCTAATGCACTTCGCGCTACTTTGGGCGGCACGTCAGTTGCCCCCGGTGGCACCTTGGCTGCTCTCCAGTTGGACACCAACTTTGCATCTGGCGTGACAACCCCCGCCACATCATCGTTCATTCGCATCTCCGACAGCGGCGCGGGCACAGGCAAGATCAATAACTTCCTGAACATTGAAGCAGGCCCTGCGGCTACTATTGTTGCCACAGGCGGCGCTACTGCCAGCGGCACGATCAAGAAAATCCCAATTCTCATCGCTGGTGTTACGTATTACCTCCAAGCCGCCACGGTTTATAGTTAATGCAAATTACCAAGGAATTCTTGGAAACTGAGATTTGTGACCTAGAAGCAGAAGCCCAGAAAGCCCAAAACTTTCTGGTCCAAGCTCAGGGCACAATCCAAGCGTACAAGATGCTGATTAATAGATTGGACGCGCCAGAAGTGGACGACGCCCAGAAAGGAGCCTGATATGTTTCAGTTTGACGTAAGAGCGAAGACGATGACTTCGACTGCTGCCACAGGCATCGGTCAACCACGTGCTCGTATCAAAGCAATTTACTACGTTGCAGGCACAGCAGGGTCAATTTCTTTCAAAGATGGCGATGCCAGTGGCGAAGAGAAGATTCTTTTGGCCACCCCTGCCAGTACCGCAGGTAATGGCTCCACTTATGTTCTGGTCCCCGGCGACGGCGTAGTGTTCAAGGGCGACCCCTATCTCACCATCACTGGTCCCACCTCGGTGACCTTCTTTTACGGTTAAGGAGTCCATCATGGGACGTGCAGCAAAAATGGCAATTGATCAGTACCAAGGCGAAGTTCAGCCCGGTGCCAACAAACAGGACATGTCTAAGGGCGGTCCAAAACAAACTCCTCGCAAGGATTACCAGAAGCCTTTTGCTTCTCCATCCCCACGCGGCGTTGGGGAAGCCCGGAACAAGCCCTGTAAAATGTACTAATCATGGCTAAAACTCCTGCTTGGCAACGTAAGGAGGGCAAGTCCGAAAAAGGCGGGTTGAACGCCAAAGGACGTGCCTCTGCAAAGGCTCAAGGAATGAACTTGAAGCCACCGGCACCTGCGCCTAAGACCAAGGAAGCAAAAGGACGCAAGGCGTCCTTTTGTGCAAGGATGGAAGGCATGAAGTCCAAATTGACAAGCGAGAAAACAGCCCGTGATCCAGACAGCCGAATCAATAAAAGCCTTAGGGCATGGAAATGTTAGACCATGGAAATGATGATCTGGAACGTCGTTCTCACGGCAATCGTAGGAATGCTCGGATTCGTCGTCAAAGAGAAGTTTGCCGAGTTAAGCCGGATCAGCATTTTATTAAACAGAACACGGGAAGAAGTGGCGCGGGATCACATCACCCGTTCTGAGTTTAGAGCGGACATGCAGCAGCTACTTGATCGTTTTGATCGTATTGAACGAAAAATTGATGCAATAGGAGCGCATGATGCCCGCAGTAAGTAAGAAGCAAAAACGCTTGATGGATGCAGCGGCACACAACCCTGCATTTGCCAAAAAAGTCGGGATTCCTGTTTCCGTTGCTAAGGATTACAGTGAGTCGAGCAAGGGTAGAAAATTTAGGAAAGGCGGTGACGCTATGAAATCATGTGGAACTAAAGCATACGCTAAGGGCGGACTGGCAATGAAGGGCGAGGGCATTGCCAAAAAAGGCTTTGCCAAGGGCGGCATGGCCATGTCTGGCGTGCCTAAAAAAGGTCAAATCAGTGCTTCCGGCCCTGATATGGCAGGCCCCCAAGGTAAGACTCTGAGCCAACCTGTCAAGAAGTCTGTTACAGGCGACAGCGTGCAGGTTCGGGGTGTTGGCGCAGCTCGCGCACGTACCGCAAAAATCTACTAAGCCATGACCACTTCCGGCGTTTCTGCCTACAACCTTGACTTCGATGAGATCATCCTCGAAGCGTATGAGCGTTGTGGCCTTCAAGTTAGGGATGGCTACGATGCCAGAACTGCCCGCCGGTCGATAAATTTGATGTTTGCAGAGTGGGCTAATCGCGGCCTGAATCTGTGGACTATTGAGCAGCGGCAGGTGATATTGGAAGCCAACGTGCATGAGTACGATCTGCCTGCGGATACGGTAGATGCCTTGTCTGCGGTAATTCGCACCAATGCAGGTACTTCCAATCAGCAAGACATCACCATTGACCGGATTGGCAGTGCTGAGTACCTGCATGTGCCCAACAAATATACGCCCTCGCGCCCTGCACAGTTTTATGTCCAGCGCACGGTCCCGGCCAAGCTATTCTTGTACCCTGCTCCTGATGCCACCCAGACTTACATCTTCCGGTACTATGCCATTCGGCGCATACAGGAAACTGGGGCGTTTACAAATACCGCGGACATCTCTTTCCGGTTTTTGCCTTGTTTAATCGCAGGGTTATCGTACTACTTGGCCATCAAGAAGGCTCCAGACCGGATTCAGATTCTCAAGCAGTTCTATGAGGAAGAGTTTGCCCGGGCTGCAGCAGAGGACCGTGAACGGTCAAGCTACTTCGCGGTGCCTACTTATACGGGGAACTACTAATGGCCGCTGGTTACGCATCAGGCAAATTTGCAATTGCCCTGTGTGACCAGTGCGGGCAGAGGTTTAAGCTAAATTTGCTCATCAAGGACTGGAAGGGTTTTAAAGTATGCACAGAGTGCTACGAACCCAAACACCCTCAGTTGGAGCCCAAGCGCAACATTAACGAGCCTCAGGCCCTGCTGCAGCCGCGTCCGGAGGCTCGTATGGGCGTCACGGTGTATGTAGGCTTCACAGTAGACACTTCTTTTGCTAGTATTGGTATGCAACCAATGCCCCCTGCACGGCCTTTGGCCGCTGGAGCCATGCTTGGAGCGGTAACGACGAGCATCACATGAACTACACCCAATTAAGCAATGCCATTCAGGCATACACCAACAATACTGATCCCACCTTCATTGCGGAGATTCCAGTGTTTGTGCAGCAAACTGAGCAGCGCGTTTATAACGCTGTTCAGATTGCCAATCTACGCAAGAACATGACGGGCGGGCTTACTGCGGGCAATAAATACCTGACTTGCCCTACTGATTTCCTATCGGCGTATTCCCTTGCCGTCTATCCCCAAGCCAGCACAACTGCCACCGGGCTATCAGGCGCATTGACGATCACAGTGGCCAGTGCCACCAACCTTGTCATAGGCATGTATGTCACTGGGACAAATATTGCCACAGGCGCGGTAATTGTCTTGATTGTGGGCACGACGGTGACGCTAAGTTTGGCCAATACGGGCGCAGTCGCAGGAGCGGTGGATTTCCAAGGGGATTACACATATCTGTTGAATCGGGATGTGAATTACATCCGAGAGGTGTATCCAAACCCTGCTTATTTGGCTCTTCCAAAGTATTACGCCATCTTCGGACCAAATTCCAGCGACGTGAACGAGCTTACGTTCATCGTAGGCCCCACTCCAGATGTTTCCTATAGAGCGGAGCTTCATTTCTACTATTACCCAGCGTCCATTACGACTGTGACGAGTGGCACAACATGGCTGGGCGACAACTTTGATTCTGTCCTTTTGTATGGCTCCTTGGTTGAGGCATATACATGGATGAAGGGCGAGCAGGACATGATGGCGTTGTACGATGGCAAGTTTAAAGAGGCCGTTGGGCTACTCAAGAACTTGGGAGATGGCAAGCAGCGGGGCGATGCCTATCAAGATGGCCAAGTCAAACTTCCAGTAAGGTAACCCATGATCACAGCAGGATTGACCAACAGTTTCAAGGAGCAGCTCCTTTTGGGGATACACGACTTCAGCACAGACGTGATGAAGATTGCCTTGTACACCTCTGCTGCTGAATTGGGGCCAAATACTTTGGAGTATACGACCGTAGGCGAAGTATCTGGTACAGCTTATGTTGCCACGGGCCAAGTGCTAACGGGAACCATAGTTCAACGAACGTCCTATGTCGCATACGTTTCATTTGACAACCCCGCGTGGAATGCAGCTACGTTTACAACCCGTGGGGCCTTAATCTATAACTCTTCCAAGAGCAACCGATCAGTGGGCGTATTGAATTTTGGACTGGACCAGACAATGCTGAGTCAGCAGTTCCAGATTCAGTTTCCTCCAGACAACGCGGACACTGCGCTTATCCGTATTGGATAAGCAGCGAGATAAAGACATGGCCATCCCTCAACCCAGAAGTAATAGCAATCAGGCCGTGTGCATGCTAGACTTTGGCAATCATCAGACTTGGATAAGGAACAATCATGACAAAAGAACTCTCAAACTTTGGCGATAGCGCCATAGCTACTATGCAGTCCAACGTAGCTGGGTCAGAAACCGTAGGCGTCGAAGGCTACTACCATGTAGTGTGCAAGGATGCAGACGGCCAAGTGAAGTGGGAAGACAGCTTCCCCAACTTGGTAAATGCAATTGGCAAAGAGCTGATGCTGGACACGTTGCTATCAGGTACTTCATACACCACAGTCGGCCCGTTCTTGGGTTTGATTTCCGGAGCCAGCCCTACATTCGCGGCCGCAAACACCATGACCTCCCACAGCGGATGGACAGAGTTTGTTGACTACACCGTGGGCGGTTCCGCAGTACGGGGCACGGCAGTCTTTGGCGCAGCCTCTTCTACTGGTACCACTCCGACCAACGTGACCACAAAAACAGCCTCTTCCATCACCTACACCATCACTGGCGCAGGCGGAACAGTTGGCGGATGCTTCTTGGTCACAGGTTCTGGCGCATCGGCTACTTTAAGCAATACTGGCGGTTCTTTGTATAGCGCGGGTGCTTTCGCAGTGGCTAAGGTCACTACGGCAGGTGACACAGTCAGCGTCACATACAGCACGACTGCAACTTCTTAAAAGGAGTCCTAGATGGCTCTGGTTTTAGCTGATCGCGTCCAAGAGACGACGACAACGGCAGGCACTGGAACCCTCACCCTCGGTGGAGCGGTGAATGGGTTTCAAACCTTTGCCATTATCGGTAACTCCAATACATGCTACTACACCATCGTAGATGGTTCGGCATGGGAAGTGGGCATTGGCACGTACTCAACTACGGGGCCTAGTCTTGCGCGTACTACCGTTTTGTCGAACTCCAATGGCAATACTACTCCGATTACGCTTTCAGCAGCTTCCAAGCCAGTCTTTGTTACCTACCCGGCAGAGAAGTCCGTCAATGTGGATGACGGCAGTACCGTTGTACTTTCTGGGGGTTTGAAGATAAATGGCACTCTTGAGACCAACAGTAACCCGTATGTTGGTGGAAGTTATGGCGGCAATCAGTTCTACCCGACCAATGGGGGCGGGGCGCAAGTTAATAGTTTGTACGATGGTGTCGCCACCGTCAATGTAGGCACTGTAGGCACTATTGCAAAGACGTTTACGTTTGACATCAATGGAAACTTTCGTGCGAACAATGTGTTTACGGGGTTTACCAGCACCACTACCACTGGTGGGACCACCACGCTTACGGTGGCATCGGCGGCATACCAAAGGTTTACAGGGACACTGACTCAGGTAGTCCAACTGCCTGATGCGACCACGCTATCAACTGGGTTTGTTTTCACCCTTGATTGCGACAGCACCGTAGCCATTACCGTCGTCAACGCCGCTTCCGGCGCACTTGACACAATCTACCCCGGGGGCGTAGCAAACTTCGTCGTGATCAGTAATGCCACGGTGGCGGGCACATGGGTCGCGCATGGCTTAGTTCCCTCTGATGTTGATTGGGGCACAAACACTCTACGTTTATCCACCACGGTGGTCACTGGTGGAACTTGGCAAGGCGGCACAATTGCCGGGGGCTTTGGCGGTACGGGCCTGACTAGTTTCTCGGCTGCCAATAATGCCCTCTATTCCACGGGCACGACCACACTGACCGCGGGCACTCTCCCAATTCTGGCGGGCGGCACGGGCACCACAACAGGTACTTCGCCCTATGCAACAAATATTGCAGGAGGTGGTGCGTACCAAGTGGTATATCAAACATCGGCAGGAGTGACAGCCTTTGTTACAAATGGCACAACAGGGCAGGTTCTGACTGCCAATACAGGTGCTGCACCAACCTTCCAGACATCCACTGCGGCGTCTAAGTCCTATGCGCAGGCAATGCGTATTATGGGTATCTAACAGAGACAGCTATGTTTGGAATCTCCAGCTTTGCTCAAGCCCCCTTTGCTTCACTTGCAAGCACGGGATATGCTTTTACGCTGGTGGAGAATGTTGGAGTTGAGGATGCAAACTCGCAGCGATATGACTACGCTCAATCGATGGTCGAGGCCTTCACCTCAGGGGATGTCAACTCTCAGGCGTCCATCTATTTTGTAACGCTAAACGAGAACTTCTCCGCCGAAGATTTCAGCGCACAGGTCTCCGCTTATTTACAGGCGCTATCCGAAAACGTCAGGTTGGCAGACAGTGTGGCTATCGTAGCCGGTTTCTCCCAGTCTCAGACGGAAGCCAGTTCTATAGCGGACTCGTTTGCCGTGTATACGGCGTTACTAGAAGCCCGGGTAGAGAATGCAACCATGGCGGATTTCAGCACTCAAACATCTGCTTTTTCCCAGAGTAAAACAGAAAATAGCGGGCTGGGGGATTTCAGCACACAGGCTTCTGCCTATCTCCAGTCCATTGTGGAAAACTCAACATTGGGGTCAGTGCAGGCCAATACAGCGCAACTTCTGCAGTCCATCATTGAAAATGTTGTATCAGGGGACTCTTCTGCTGCCGGGCTGGTCTTCATTACCTCGATCATCGAAGAATTATCGTCCGCAGCAAATCAAGTAGCAGTTGCCCAGCTTTTCCAAAGCGTTGTGGAGCGGCTGACCAGTGCAGAAGTAATATTGACGCAGACAACATTTAGAGCGGCAGTTGTTGAAAACATGGCATTGTTGGATAATCCAGCGGTGTCCGCATGGATAAAGATCATCGATACGCAGGCCTCGGATTGGGTGGTAATCAGCGATACTCAAAGTAGCGACTGGACTTTAATCTCTAATGACCAGTAAGGAAACACTATGGCAGTAACCAATTTCTCGCCTCTACTTGGCCTTGCGCTACCCACCACGGGTGACCTGCAGGGTACGTGGGGCACTATCGTCAATACCTCAATTACGAGCTTGATTGATTCCGCAGTTGCGGGGACGACTACGCTTTCTGCGGATGCCGACGTCACGCTGTCCACGACGCTCGGCGCTGCCAATACGTCCCGTGAGGCTATCATTCTGTGGACCGCTACGGGCACCGTTACGCGTAACATCACAGCCCCTGCCCAATCCAAATCCTACATTGTCATCAATGCCACGGGCGGAACGCAGTCCATCGTGATCCGCGGCGCGGGTCCGACAACAGGCGTTACCATTCCTGCCGGTGTACGCGCTTTGGTGGTATGGAACGGAACTGATTTTGTTAAGGTTGTCAGCCCTATCACGCTCACCACCGACGTAATAGGTATCCTTCCTGTAGCCAACGGAGGCACAGGGACATCATCAACTACGTTTGTTAATCTGGCAACTAATGTGACGGGCACTCTTCCTGTGGCCAACGGAGGCACAGGAACAACATCCACTACGTTTGTTAATCTGGCAACTAACGTCACGGGTACTCTCCCTGTGGTAAATGGTGGTACTGGAACTGCTACTCCCACGCTGGTAGAGGGGGCTAATGTCACCATCACCGGGACATGGCCCAATCAAACTATTGCGACCACGGACACCAGTGGTATCACCGCTGGTAAATCTATCTCATTTGCAATGATCTTCGGCTTCTAAGGAAACAAAATGGCAAACCCCAATATAGTCAACGTAACGTCAATTCTTGGCACTACAACGTACCTCACACCCGCTAACACTACGGCCAACACACTGCTGTCTAATGCTGCGTCTTCAGGCTTGGTCTACAAAATCAACCAGATAGTATGCGCTAACGTCAACGGTGCTTCTGCTGTAAACGCAACTGTGGCAATCAACAGCGCAGCGGCTGGTGCTGGTACGAACTACCCTGTCATCTCCACCATCTCAGTGCCAGCTAGTGCGTCTGTGATTGCTGTGGATAAGACGACAAGTATCTACCTGATGGAGAATAGCTCCATCGTAGTGACCTCTGGCACGTCAAGCGGCATCACTTACACCTTGAGCTACGAATCCATAGCAGCGTGAGGGTAGCCCCATGAGCATTAGACAACATAATCTGGGCAGCATTGTCAAGCCGGGGTTCAATGCGCTTGGGCCACAGACAAGTGTCATTACTTACCAGCCGTACCTGTATTCGTGGGGAAATAACGAATACGGGCAGCTTGGGCTAGGCGATATGACATATTACTCATCACCTAAACAAGTAGGTGCGCTTACTAACTGGTTGAACTTAGCGGGTGGGTATAAACACAGCATCGCTACTAAATCAGACGGAACACTTTGGACATGGGGATATAACATCAATGGTGCATTAGGTCTAGGTAACACCACTAACTATTCAAGCCCTAAACAAGTTGGTTCTTTAACTACTTGGTCGTATGTAACTGCTGGATATAACTTTTCGGCGGCTATTAAAACTGATGGTACTCTTTGGACATGGGGTGTAGGCACTAATGGACAGTTGGGACATGGTAATACAACTAATCGTTCTTCACCTGTTCAAGTTGGTGCTTTAACAACGTGGCTCACTGTTGCTGCCGGATATAGACAGACTGGGGCTGTTAAGACTGATGGAACTCTATGGATGTGGGGTGGTAACGATCAAGGACAACTAGGTCTAGGCAACACAACAACCTACTCAAGCCCTAAACAAGTAGGCGCATTGACTAATTGGAAAGATATACGAGTTGGCTATTACTCCTCTGTAGCCACTAAAACTGATGGAACTATCTGGACATGGGGAGCTAGTTTAGATGGGGCGTTAGGATTAGGCAACACCACATACTACTCCAGCCCTAAACAAGTAGGTGCATTAACTACTTGGCTGACAGGATTTACCTCTAATAATAGCGCTTTCACTGTAGCTACTAAAACAGATGGTACTCTTTGGTCGTGGGGGTATAACGGCATAGGTCAACTAGGGTTAGGTAACACCACCAACTTTTCAAGTCCTAAACAAGTAGGATTACTCACTAATTGGAAATCTGTAACTCTTGGAATGAGGCAAAACTACACCGTAGCTACTAAAACAGATGGCACTTTATGGACATGGGGGTATAACGTTCATGGACAATTAGGTCTAGGCAACACTACTCACTACTCTAGCCCTAAACAAGTAGGTGCATTAACTAATTGGCTGACAATAGCAAGTGGAACCGGCCATGTCCTAGCCACCCTCTATTAAGAACACACTATGCCATCAACAACACTCGTATCAGGCGTCCAATACTCCGGCATCTGGACAATGCAACAGGTGAATGCCGCTGTAGCTGCGGGGACTTGGCCGGGGCTGCCACAGTTGTGGGTTTGGGGTGCGAATAATGCGGGTCAGTTGGGTCTTGGCAACACTACCGACTACTCATCCCCCAAACAAGTTGGTGCGTTAACTAATTGGTCTAAACTTGCGGCCGGTAATGGTCACAGTCTGGTTATTAAAACAGATAATACTTTGTGGGCGTGGGGGCAAGGTAATCAAGGTCGATTAGGTTTGGGGAATACAACATACTACTCATCCCCTAAGCAAGTCGGTGCTCTGACAAATTGGTTAAAAATTTCTACGGGTTCAGGTGCTACTGGTAGTATTAAAACCGATGGAACTTTGTGGTTATGGGGAGCCGCTAACTATGGACAATTAGGGCGTGGTAACACTACAGATTATTCGTCACCAGTCCAATTGGGTGCTTTAACTACATGGTCAGCGTTGTCTTTAGGTAATGGTTTTACAATGGCCATTACAACTAGCGGAGCTTTATATGCGTGGGGTATAAATAATACGGGTCAATTAGGTTTAGGTAATACAACAAGCTACTCAAGCCCCAAACAAGTTGGTTTATTAACAACATGGGCAACAATTTCTGCTGGCAATTCAATGAATGTTGCAGTAAAAACAGATGGAACCATGTGGACTTGGGGGGCAAACCCTTTTGGTGATCTAGGCTTAGGCAACACTACATACTACTCAAGCCCTAAACAAGTTGGCGCACTGACTACTTGGAGCCAAGTAACAAACGGGCAATATCAATGCGCGGCTATAAAGACAGATGGTACTCTTTGGGCTTGGGGTTACAACGAAAGCGGAAGACTTGGTTTGGGTGATATTGTTAATCGTTCTAGTCCGGTGCAAGTTGGTGCGCTTACTAATTGGTTAGTGGTGGATTCGTTAAGCACCTCTACGAAAGCTATCAAAACAGATGGAACACTGTGGTCATGGGGTAAGGGGAACGGTGGTCAATCTGGTTTAGGAAACACCACCAATTATTCCAGTCCTAAACAAGTTGGAACCTTGACAACATGGACAACCATTGGTTGTGGTTGGGGCGGTAGTTTTGTATTAGCAATCAAGACCACTTGATCCAGAGTTAGAATTTAACAATGAACAAAACACTCCACTTCCTTTCTGGCATCCCTCGTTCCGGCTCTACGGTGCTTGCTGCCATCCTCAACCAGAACCCAATGACTCACGTTTCAACAACGTCTGGTCTGGTTCATGCGCTTGATGGATTGGCGAACACTTGGCATTCTGCTGGGCTGCTGAACGAGAACGACCCTGAGAGAACTAAGCTGGCTCAGACAATGCGTGGTGCGATTGATGCGTTCTACGAGGATGAGACTGCCCCTGTCATCATCGACAAGTCCCGTGGCTGGCCTATCGCGCAGATTATGGCGGCTATGTCTCAAGTGCTGGGCAAGCAGCCTAAAATCATCGCTACGGTTCGTTCAGTGCCAGACTGTGCTGCGTCCTTTGTGCGTGTGGCAAAGCCTGAGAACCTTGACGAGTTCATGTACTCCGGTCAGTTGATGGATCACCTCAAAGCTGCTTACATCTCCCTCCAGAACGGCTACAACTTCGCTCCTGAGAACTTCTTGTTCGTTGAGTATGAAGACCTCTTGGCTGACCCCAAAGCGCAGTTGGCCCGTATCCATGCGTTCCTTGAACTGCCTGAGTTCAGCTACGACTTCGACAACATTGACGGTTCTACAGTGGCTGAAGATGACGAGAACTTACACGGTCATGCGGGGATGCACGATGTCAAGCCCAAGCTGGAAGCACAGCACAAGCAAGACCCCAAAGACTTGCTGAAATCCCACTACTCTTCATTCTGTCAGCCTGAGTTCTGGCTAGACACACCGCGCACAACACCAGAGCTTCATGCACTGGATATGCAGCTTGCAGCCTCTACTACAGGTGACTTCGCTGAAGGCTGGCGCTTGGCTCAACAACTGGAAGCTGACGAACCCACGAACCACCGCGCAGCCTACAACCGTGGCTGGTATCTGCTGCGTCAAGGCCAGATTCAAAAGGGTTATCAACTGATGGACAGAGGTCGTGTGGCTGGTGTGTTTGGCAACAAGAAGCCTGATGTACCCACACCACAATGGGACGGTAAGACTAAAGGCATTGTCCTGCTTAACCTAGAAGGTGGCTTGGGTGACCAGATTCACCAAGTGCGTTATGCCAAGTACATCGCTGCCCGTGGCTGTAAAGTCATTGTGGCTTGCACAGGTTCACTCGCTTCTTTGTTTGTTGACGTTGAAGGCGTGTCCTCCGTGATTCAACATGAAGCTGTGTTCGGCATCTACCACGACTTCTGGGTGGCTGGTATGTCGGCTGTAGTGCCACTAGGCTTTGATTTGGCAGATATCTCTGGTGCGCCCTACCTGACTAAGCCTACGACGATTAAAGGCCGTAAGAAGCGCATTGGCTTGCGCTGGCAAGGGTCTACTCAGTTTGAACATGAGCATCACAAAGCCTTCCCATACGAGTTGATGTTTGCGGCTGTCAAGGACGCAGATGCTGAGTTCATTAGCTTACAACGTGACGAAGGCGCAGACGCTGCTCCTGCTTGGGTAAAGCAAGTACCTCTGAATAGCTGGGAAGACACCCGCGCTGCCGCTGCCAGTTGCGACTTGGTGATTAGCTCTTGCACGTCAGTCAGTCACATCGCTGCTGCTATGGGAGTTGAGACTTGGGTGATAACCCCCGTTATGCCATACTTCCTGTACGCCCTTGAAGGCGAGAGCACACCGTACTACGACAGCATGAAGCTGATGCGCCAAGAAGTGTTTGGCGACTGGCAAGCTCCGTTCGACCACATCAAAGACCGCTTGGGTGAGAAGCCCATGCTAAGGAGTGTTGCATGAGTTTTAGATACAGTTCGGGGATAAACAAGCCGGGGTTTAATCCGCTGGGGGTGCAGACGAGTACGAATACATACTTCCCATACTTATATAGCTGGGGAACTAATAGTTCTGGGCAACTTGGTTTAAATGATGGCACAAACCGTTCAAGCCCAACTCAAGTTGGCAGTTTATATGATTGGACTACTGTTTCTGCTGGGGGTAATTTCGGTGCGGCTGTTAAAACTAATGGTACTTTGTGGACGTGGGGTGATAATACAAGTGGTAAATTAGGTCTTGGAAATACAACATCTTACTCATCACCAAAACAAGTTGGGGCACTGACAAATTGGGCAAAAGTTCAGGCCTGTAGTGCTTGTTGTTTTGCTATTAAAACCAATGGAACTTTATGGTCTTGGGGTGCTGGATCAGGGGGAAGACTGGGGCTAAGTACGGCATTTAGTTATTCTTCTCCTGTACAAGTAGGTACTTTAACAAACTGGTTACATATTGCTAATACCTATGATTCAGGAACGGCAATTAAAACCGATGGCACTTTATGGTCTTGGGGAACTAACGCAATAGGACAGTTGGGGTTAGGTGATACTACCAATAGAAATAGCCCAGTTCAGGTTGGTACTTTAACAAATTGGTCGCAAGTAAATACAACCCCAAGAGAAGCTGTTATAGCTACTAAAACGGATGGAACTCTTTGGTCTTGGGGGCGAAATAACAACGGTAGGCTTGGGCTTGGTAATACCACAAGTTACTCTAGTCCAAAACAAGTAGGTACATTAACAAACTGGCTATCTGCATTTGGTGGATATAGATTTGGTTTGGCTATTAAAACCGATGGGACACTATGGTCTTGGGGTATGAATACTAGCGGTGAATTGGGTCTTAATAGTGCAACACCCTCTTTCTCCAGCCCTCAACAAGTAGGTACGCTAACTAATTGGCTCAGTGTTGCAGGAGGGTACTATCATAGCGTAGCGGTAAGCACTGATAATAAACTATGGTCTTGGGGAAAAAATAATATAGGACAGCTTGGTCTTGGTAATACAACTAACTATTCATCCCCAAAACAAGTTGGCGCAGCTACACAGTGGGTTTCTGCGTATGCTCAAGGCGCATATTCTTTTGCCACATTTTATTAAAAGAACACTATGCCAGTAACAACATCAGTATCAGGCGTTCAATACTCCGGCATCTGGAGTCTCGCAGGGCAAGCTAACGCTAAGGCGTTGGGGACTTGGCCTATCGCTTATGGGCCTCAAGGTTTATGGAGTTGGGGCAGTAACGGTCTAGGAAAATTAGGCTTAGGAAATCTTACCGCGTATTCCTCCCCTAAACAAATAGGAAGTTTAACAGCTTGGAAATCTATATCCGCTGGGGATGTACAAGGTTTAGCCATTAAATTAGACGGCACACTTTGGTCTTGGGGCGCAGGCGCTAATGGTGTACTGGGTCTTGGCAATACAACCAACTATTCCTCACCTAAACAAGTGGGCGCATTAACCAATTGGTTAAAAGTTTCAGCAGGGTATGATAAATTCAATTTAGCAACAAAGACTGACGGTACGCTATGGGCTTGGGGAAAAAATAATAATGGTCAACTCGGTTTAAGTAACACCACCTATTATTCATCACCAAAGCAAATCGGCTCTGGGACTACTTGGTCAGACATAGCCGCCGCAGGATATTGTTCATTAGCTATCAAAACAGACGGAACTTTATGGTCGTGGGGATACAACGGTGCGGGTCAACTAGGTTTGGGCAACACAACTAGTTATTCTTCTCCTAAGCAAGTTGGAGCTTTAACTACTTGGTCTAAAGTAAATGGCGGCACTGCTCATAGTTTAGCTATCAAAACAGACGGAACGCTTTGGTCTTGGGGTGATGGAGCCTATGGTAAATTGGGCTTAGGCAATACAACTTATTACTCATCCCCTAAGCAAGTTGGTGCATTAACTACGTGGTCAAATTCTGTTGGAGCTGCTTACCGAACTTTAGCTGTTAAAACCGATGGAACGCTTTGGTCTTGGGGGTTTGGATACGCAGGTGAACTAGGTTTAGGTAACACTACAGATTATTCTTCGCCTAAACAAATAGGCGCATTAACAAGTTGGGCTATTGTTCCTACTGGGTGCGGAAATACATTTTCTATGGCAATTAAGACGGATAAAACATTATGGGTTTGGGGTAGAAATGCTGGAGGTTATTTGGGACTTGGAAATACAACCAACTATTCCTCACCTAAACAAGTTGGATCATTGACCACTTGGCTTAATATAAGCAATGGCGCAGACTCTACATTAGCAATCCAAACAGCATAGTCCAGAGTTAGAATTTAATTTTTAAAAAGGAAAAATCATGTCATTATTCGTACGCATTCAAAACAATCTCGTAACCGACTGCTGGGATACACCTCCCCCTGCTGGTCAAGATGGTTGGAAATCAGCCGTTGAAGTTCGTCCTTCAATCACAGCGCATCGTCAAGGCTACACAGCCCACACGTTTAATCTGTCCACTGACCCCGTGCAGATTGTGTACAACACCTACGACATCCCTGTCGAAGACCGCAAAGCTGGCATGAAAGCCAATGCCTCGTTCAGCTTCCAGCAAGTTGTCCAAGAGCAAATGCGTGACCCATCTAAGTACGACCCCGCTGCTGTTGCTGCTGCACAAGCTGCCGTTGCTCCAAAGGTTGCTGCCATCGAAGCTGCCACAACGCACGACGAACTTGATACACTGATGGGATGAAAATCCTCATCCTCGGTTTACCCGGAACTGGCAAAACCACACTAGCAGAAGCTCTCGCAAGGGAGCTTCAGTGCGTTCACTTCAACGCTGACGACATACGCAAGCACATCAACAAGGACTTGGGCTTCTCTGAAGCTGACCGGGTTGAGCAAGCTAGGCGTATGGGTCATCTGTGCAACATCACAAGTAAGTGGGGCGCTAACGTCATTGCTGACTTCGTTTGCCCTACAGAGGAAACTCGTAAGGCTTTCGACGCAGACTTTGTTATATGGGTAGACCGTATCAAAGAGGGACGCTTTGCTGACACAAACAAGATATTTGTACCACCAGTAAAGTTCAACTCTAGGGTGACAGGTGCTTTCGATAACTGCTTCCCAACGTATCAGGCAGAGCAACTAGCTGGGATGATTCGCAGCTTTAGAAAGACGTTATGAGTGATATTACTGGCCTTGGTGCTGTAACTGAACTCGCTTCCACGGTCATCAATAAAATTTGGCCCGACAAGAGCGAAGCGGAAAGGCAGCAGCTTGCAGCAGCCGTGATGGTTGTCCAAGGCCAGATTGATATAAACAAGGTTGAAGCCGCAAGCCCCTCTGTCTTCGTGAGTGGCTGGAGACCTTTTATAGGGTGGGTATGCGGTGTAGCCTGCGCTTGGAACTGGATTGGGCTAAAGGTAGCCCTATTTGTCGCTGCGTACTTGGGTCACCCCTTGGATATGCAACCCGCAGATGTATCTGAAATGATGCCCGTCTTGCTGGGTATGCTGGGCCTAAGCGGATTTAGAACAGTGGAAAAGATCAAGGGTGTAAACAGGTTATGAAAGAGAACTTCCTAAACTCATTAAAAGCGGTTCTTGTTCACGAAGGAGGATTCGTAAATCACCCAAAGGACCCCGGGGGGATGACCAATTTAGGTTGTACCAAGGCCGTTTGGGAAGAGCACTGTGGTCACCCCGTAGATGAAAAAGCCATGCGGGCGCTGGTCGTCGCTGATGTAGCCCCTCTGTATAAGCATAAGTACTGGGACAAGGTCCGCGGCGATGAGCTTCCTTCCGGGGTAGACTTCTGCGTTTTCGATGCGGCCATCAACAGCGGTCCGCGCTACGCGGCCAAATGGCTGCAAGCCTGTGTAGGCGCTGAAGTAGATGGAAGCATTGGACCTAAAACCCTGACCGCGGCCCGCGCCATGGACCCTAAACAACTGATTGACGACTACAGCCGCCGACGCTTGTCGTTCTTGACTGATCTAGCTCATTGGGATACATTTGGTAGAGGCTGGACGCGCCGTGTGAACGAGGTCACCAGTACCGCATCGACAATGACCGCATGAGGTAGACCGTGCCATTACAAAAAGTACTGCTAAAACCCGGTATCAACCGGGAAAATACACGATATACCACCGAAGGCGGCTGGTATGAGTGCGACAAAATCCGTTTTCGTCAGGGCACGCCTGAAAAGATTGGGGGCTGGGTTCAGTTTTCCATCAGCACCTTCACAGGTGTTTGCCGTGCTCTTTGGGACTGGGCCACGCTGGCCAACGTCAATCTCTTGGGCGTGGGCACCAATCTGAAGTACTACATCTGCCGTGGCGGTTCGTTCTACGACATCACCCCCATTCGCAGCACCGTTGTTTTGACCAACCCCTTTAGTGTGGCCAGCGCGGGCGTTTCCCTCGTCAATGTCTATGACGTGGCGCACGGCGCTACTTCTTTAAGCTATGTCACGTTTAGCGGCGCGGGGCTCACGGGTCTGGGCGGGAATATTACTGCTGCCAAGCTGACCGGGGAGTTTCAGGTTACGGTTATTGACGTCGATAACTACACCATTACCGTGGACGCCATAAGCAACGCAACGGATGTCTCTGGCTCTCCCGGCGGCGGTACGGTGGTCACGCAATACCAAGTCAACGCAGGACCTGCTTTTCAGGTGCCCTATACCGGTTGGAGTTCTGGCCCATGGGGCGAGGGCACTTGGGGCAACGGCGTAGCTGAAGCCAATGCATTACAGCTATGGAATGCACGGAACTTTGGTCAAGATTTGATTTACGGGGCCCGTGGCCAAGGCGTTTATTACTGGAACGCCAACAAGGAACTGACGCCCATTCAGATCACCATCTCAATCGCCGCACCCGGGGTCATCTCACTGCCCTCGGGGTTTAGCTTTGGGAACGGCACATTGATCCAGTTTGAATCCACTGGGGCGCTGCCCACGGGCCTGACTGTAGGCACCACTTACTTTGTCCGTGACTCGGTGACCAATACTTTTAGTGTTGCTGCCACGATCAGCGGCCCGGCCATTACCACCAGCGGCACACAGTCGGGCTTGCAGTACATCTCCCAGCGCGGAGTGAGCATCTACGGCGTCGAAGACCCCAATGCGCCCATCGTTCACAACTACCTTTTGGTGTCAGACGTTTCGCGGTTCGTGATTTTGTTTGGGACAAACGAGTTCCAGAGCACGGTCCTCGACCCCATGTTAATCCGCTGGAGTGACCAAGAGAGCCCCTTTGTTTGGGAACCACTGGCCACCAATCAGGCAGGCAGCATCCGTTTGTCCCTTGGGTCACAGATTGTTACTGCTGTTCAAACCCGGCAGGAGATTGTGGTTCTGACCGATTCCTCTGTGTATTCGCTCCAGTACCTCGGACCGCCCTTTGTTTGGGGTGCTCAACCACTGGGAGATAACATTTCTGTCATCAGCCCTAATGCAGCAATTGTTGCATCGGGTGTGGTGTACTGGATGGGCGTGGACAAGTTCTACATGTATGACGGCCGGGTGCAGACGCTCAACTGTGACCTGCGCCGGTTTGTCTACAACAACATCAATTTGGAGCAAAACCAACAGGTATTTGCGGGAACCAATGAAGGTTTCAACGAGATTTGGTGGTTCTATTGCTCTAAGAACAGCACAGCAGTTGACCGTTATGTTGTTTTCAACTACCTTGAAAATGCTTGGTACTACGGCACTATGGCACGAACAGCGTGGCTGGACACTGGGTTACTGGACAGCCCAATTGCGGCCACCTACAACTACAAAATCCTGTCGCATGAAGTGGGTGTGGATGACAACGAGACGAACGATCCGGCTCCAATCGCTGCTTACATTTCATCTTCAGAGTTTGATATTGAAGACGGCCATAACTTTGCGCAGGTCTGGCGCATGCTTCCTGACTTGACCTTTGAGGGGTCTACAGAGAACTCTAGCCCGGAGGTGACAATGACGCTGTATGGTCTGACAAACTCAGGCTCTGGCGTCACCAGTTCCGAAGCGCGGGCCGTGCTCCAAGGCTCTTCATATGTCATCACGGAAGAATTTACTGGCCAGATTTATACCCGGGTCCGTGGTCGCCAGATGATCCTGAAGAATGAATCCAGTAAGCTGGGGACCACATGGCAGCTTGGCGCTCCCCGTCTTGATATTCGTAAGGATGGCCGTCGATGACTTTGATTGTTACTTCCGATTTCGCGCTCAACCGTGTTGCTGCGCCCAACTTACCGCTTGCGACGAACCAATATTCCAGAGAGTATCAGGAGCAATTAAATAATGTCCTGCGCCTGTACTTCAACCGCTTGCAAAATATTTTGGGGCAACTTGTGACCACTATCGATACCCTCCCTGTCTCTATTGGCGGCACAAACGTAGACGCATTCGGGCGCATTCGAGTTAGCCAACCCTACACGCTGTTTGATAGCCAGAACCGATACACCCAAGACACCCAGTACGACACTGCTTTAACAGGCACTGGCACGACCACATACGTGACGAATGAGTCAGCGGTGAACATGGCGGTGACTGCGGGCGGCGTAGGTTCAGTAATCCGGCAGACTTACCGCAGCTTTCCGTACCAGCCCGGGAAGGGCCTCTTGATGTTGGCTACGTTCTGCATGGACGGCAGTCAGAGCTTGAACCTGACTCAGCGAGTTGGGTACTTCAATACCCAGAATGGGGTATTCTTCCAGCGCATTGATGGTACCAATTCCTTTGTCCTACGCTCTTATGTCACGGGCACGGTCAGCGATGCGCGGACCGTGAATCAATCCTTGTGGAACGGGGACAAGTTGGATGGAACAGGCCCTTCTGGCATCACACTGGATTCTGCAAAATCTCAGATTCTGTGGATGGACTTTGAATGGCTCGGCGTGGGGTCGGTGCGCTGTGGCTTCATCATCAACGGCGAGTACATCGTCTGCCACACCTTCACCAACGCCAATGAGATCACCAGCACGTACATGACCACGGCCATTTTGCCGATCAGGTATGAGATCACTTCGACTTCCGCAGTGGCTGCAACGCTCAAGCAGATTTGCTCCTCGGTCATGTCTGAGGGCGGATATGACGCCCAGTCGGCAAACTACACAGCGGCAAGAACGACACGGCGAAATGCGTTTAGCACCACGTTTGTTCCGCTGATGTCCATCCGGTTAGCCACGGGGCGCTCGGGTGCCGTAGTGCTGGTAAAGCTGGCACAGGCACTCCCAACCGTTACACAGAACTACGAGGTGGTGCTGCTCAAAAATGCTACCCTAACAGGCCCCTCATGGGCTACATCAGTATCCACCAATGTGGACTACGACCAAGCCGCAACTGCTTTGACCGGGGGTATTGTCGTGGCGCAAGATTATGTAACATCAACTTCACAAGGTCGAAGTGCTGCGCGAGTGGATGCCGGGTACAACTGGGACTTGCAGCTTGGCTCTACGATTGCAGGAGTAAGTGATGTTTACACGCTTGCTATCCGAACACTTGATGCCACCCCTACCGGCGATGCCTGGGGCGCTATCTCCTTTTTTGATCTGACCACTCAATAAGGGTCGGGCATGATACGATTTCAATACTTTTTACCTCTGCTGTTCACGGCGTAAGGAACTCACATGGCAAATGAAGAAATGGGCATGGCTGCGGCTCCTGCTCCCTCCGGAGCTCAGGCAGGTATCTCCCCTGATCAAATGGCCATCTATGAGCAGATGCGCCAAAACATTTCCCCCAAGGAATTCTCTGATGAGATGCTGGCAGGGGCAGAACAAGTTGACCCGCAGGCGGTGGCCACGTTCCGCAAGGAGCTGGATGCCCTAGACGTTCCCATGGAAGTCTTGGACGCACTGAATAACCTAGTGGACGAGATTCTGGCCAACCCAGAAAACTACGACGAGATTCGTCAGCGCTACATGGATCAGGGCATTCCTGAGGACATTCTCCCCGAGCAGTTTGACCCGAACTTTTTTGCTGCCCTGAACATGGCTATCGATCAGATGATCGCTGAGCCCGCTGGCCCTCAAGCCTTTGCCAAGGGGGGTATTGCAGAGCTGTCCCCCATTTCCAAAGCAGTTGCGGACTATGGCCGCAATGGCGACACCATGCTGGCACACATTACTCCAGCAGAAGCTCGCATGCTGCGCCGTCGCGGCGGGGCGGGCACTACCAATCCAAAGACAGGACTGCCTGAGTTCTTTAGTTTGGGGGGTATTTTTAAGTCAATTGGAAATGCGGTCAAAGGCTTCGTCAACAGTACCGTGGGCAAAGTTGTAACAACCGTGGCCCTAGGCTTTTTCTTAGGCCCCGCCGCTGCTAACTTCTTGGGCGTGACTTCTGCCGCGGGTGTCGCCGCTGTGGGAGGTTTCATCGGATCAGCCGGTTCCACCCTATTGGGCGGCGGTAATTTGCGGGATGCCTTAAAAGCAGGTGCAATGGGCGGCCTCACTGCCGGTGCGTTAGGTGGAGTCACTCAAGGCTTTGACACCGCTTATGCAGGCCCTACAACAGTTGGCGGGCAGGTAGATGCCTTCAAGGGAATGCTGCCCGGCGGTACTCCCCCTGTTCCCGCAACCGCTCCAATTCCCACTACTGCGGCACCGCTGCCTAATGCACCTGCGGATTCTCTTCTGGCTGCCCCCGGAGGAGCCCCTGTTCCCACCGCCCCACCAATGGGCGTTGATGCAACCGAGTTTCAAGGCTCACTGGCCAAGGGTAATGTCCCGGCCGCTGAACCCAGCTTGTTTGAGCAGGGCAAAGACCTTTATAACAAGAATATTTCTCCCGGAGGAATTAAAGCTGCCGCTGAACCCGCAGCGCAAAAAGCAGGAGCCGATGCTGTAACTGCTCTTCAAACCCGCGTTCCGTCTGCTACTCCAGCTATGCTGGAAACAGCCTACCAAGGGGCTTACAAATCCGCGATGCCCGGCATGTTCAGCACCTACGGCCCTGCCGTAGGTCTAGGAATTGGGGCACTTGGCATGGCCGGAGCCTTTACTCCTTCCGAAACAGAAACAGAGGGGCTTCCTGCATCAGCTACTGAATCGCCTTCTGACCGAATCAAGAGGGAAGGCACTCAGAAGAAATACTACGTTCAAGGATTGCCCGGCGTCCAGTATGACGAATATGGGGCCCCTATTGCAGGGGGGTATAACCCATTCCCCTCCGCTGGCCTACCTGACTACAACGCAGGGGGCATGCGTATGCCCGCAACCATCGGCGGCATCCAAGGCATCATGCCTCGTCAAGCGCTATACGCCACACCTTCGGGTTCCATCGGGGGCAACCGCACGGTGGCTCAGCCTTACAACAATTCAAACATGTACAGCAACTTGATTCCCCGGGGGTATAAAGAAGGAGGCGATGTTGATTCGTCCACTGGCGGAAGCGCTTCAGGGGCCTTGGACAGAAACACAGCTATGACTGCTCAACAGCAGCAAATCATTAGAGACATGGCAATAGCGCGTTCAAAAGCTCCCGGCGGAAAATCCCCAGAGCAAGAGCTGTATGACTATGCTAAGACTCAAAACTTATCCAATGCCCAAATTGACACCATGATGGGTTTTCCCACAGGCGCAACAGATAAGTGGTTCGCGGGCCAATCCACGGTTTCCCCTCCTTATGTGTTTACTGGGGATGAAAAAATACCCTTCGTAGGAGGAGTTGCTGGCCCAACAGTAGACAAACCTTGGACTCCGGATCAAGTAGATGTTGTTAGAACTATAGCCGGACCGGGGACCGTGGCCAATCCCGGAGGAGTGGCTACTGGAACAGGCACTACTGTCGCACAGCAGCAAACGGCTAGAAATAAAGTTGCCCAGAACAAGGCCATGCGCCGGGCCGCGGGCAGCGGAACGATGTATGCCAATATCAATGCAGGGCTCTCGGCTCTCGCGCCAGAAGACTACCCCGGTGGTCCCGTGACGCTGTCTCCTGATCGTTCCAGATTCATGATCGATGCCGTTAATGCAGCAAAGCCTACCTCTGACATTGATTACGCGCGTCTGATGGAGCAGCAGGGTATCCGTCCTGAAGAAACAGCGGCCATGTCCGGCCGTACCTATGGCGACATCAACCGCCGGGTACAGACTGCCAATCGTCAAAGCGCTTATGCGCCTATGCTTGAAGGCCAACGTAATGCCTTGACTCAACAAGCAGGAGTCGCGGCCAGCGGGCAGTTACCAAGCGACCTTTCAGGGTACAGCGGCCAAGACATGGCGGGGCTATACCGCGGACTGGGCCAGCAAGGTTTGAATGATGCTCAAATCCGCGCGGCTGCGGGTAACCGTTACGGCATGCAGACGGACACCAACTGGCAAGCATTACAGAATGCTGTGGCCAATCCTTCGTTGTACACCGAACGCCCCACGACAGTTCCGCCTCCTGCAGGTATCCGTGCCGGAAACAATCCCTCAAACCCAGAGCAAAACAGAGCCCAACCTTTCAACCCGTATTCAAACATCACGAACGCCCCATCGGCATATACCGGGCCAAATCTGTACTCACAGGCTTTGGCTACAGGAATGATGCCCTCGGCGGACGCCATGATGGCAGGGTATCAGCGCATGAATCAGCAAGGTGCCACAGATGCGCAGATCAGGAACGCGGCTGAAACCATGTTTGGGCCACAAGGGAACGTGGGGTGGAACACTTTGACAGCGGGAGCCAGTGCGCTTACACAGGCTCCTCCTCCGCGGCCCGAGCGCCTTATGAACACCGGAGGTATTGCCGGTTTGGCTCAAGGCGGTTATCCTCGACGTACTGGTCAAATCAGTGGTCCGGGGACCGAGAAATCCGATTCAATCCCTGCAATGCTTTCTGACGGGGAATTCGTTATGACAGCGAAAGCGGTGCGGGCAGCGGGCAAAGGTGACCGCCGCGCAGGTGCAAAACGTATGTACAAGCTGATGCATCAGCTTGAAAAGAACTCAGGACGGGGCTAAAAATGGTTGATACCACCAGACAAGAATCAATTCTCCGGGAACTTCCGGAGATCGAAGACTACAAAACAGGCCTTTTAACCTCTGGCAAAGGCCTAGTTGACGCTGCCAACCAGAATGCATTACTTGGGAACTATTTAACCCCTGACTATGAAGTCGCGGGCATGAGCCCTGACCAGTTGACGGCCCTTCAGATGGGCCGTCAGGGCATTGGGGCCTACCAGCCGTATATGACTGCTGCAGGCCGGGATGTCACCGCAGGTGGAGGCACTTTAGGCGAAGCCGCAAATGTGTTGCGCGGGGCAGATACCCGTGGACAATTTGAAGCAGCTCAGGGTGCGATGAATCAGGCTGCGGTTCCCATCCAGCAAATGGGTCAATATGCGCAGATGGCGGGGGCAGGAGTACCGTTGATTGGGCTTGGTGCCCAACAGATGGCGAATGCCAGAAACCAAGCCCAACAGTATTCACAAGCAAACATGGGTGAATCCATGAATGCACTGGGGCAAGGGATCACGTCATTGCAGGGCGCGGCGGGCCTGTATAACCCCGCTGGGATTGAACAATCCTTTAAGGACTACCAGAATCCTTATCAACAGCAAGTGATCGATGAGTCCATTCGACAAATCAATCGGCAGGGAGATATCTCTCGCCAAGGCCTGCAGGCTCAAGCCACGCGGGCCGGGGCTTTTGGTGGAAGCCGCGAAGGTGTACAACGAGCTGAGCTAGAACGGGGCTTGGCTGAGCAGAAGAACGCTGCCATTGTGGGCGGTCTGTCGCAGGGCTATGGCCAAGCGCAGTCTCAGGCACAGCAGGCTTTTGAGCAGCAGCAGGGCCGCCAACTGGCACAAGCTCAAGGCTTTCAAGGGATTGGTGGAGCCTATGGGCAACAGTCGCTTCAGCAAGCTCAGCTTGGCCAAAGCGCCGCGGGTCTGCAAGGAAGTCTGGCAGGGCAACAAGCCGGATTGGCAAGTTTGTACGGCAACGTCGCGGGCCAGCAAGCCAACATCTCCGGACAGCAGTCACAGCTTGGTCAGCAACTTGGCCAAGGGATTGGCAATCTGGCAGGACAGCAGTTTGGTATTGGGTCACAGATTGCCTCGGGCCTCGGCTCTCTGGGCACGCAGCAGGCCAACATTGGTATGCAGCAATCGGCTCTTGGCCAGCAAGCTCAATCACAGGGCCAGCAAGACACAAACTTCTTGTACAACATCGGTTCTTCCCAACAGAAACAGTTACAGTCAGAGATGGATGCTTCTCGGCAGAACGAATTGCAGCAAAATATGCAGCCGTATCAGCAGCTTGGTTTCCTGTCGGATATCTACAAAGGGGCTCCGTCTACACAGATGGGGGTCACAACACAGGCAGCGCCTTCTGCAAGCCCATTTCAGCAAGCCGCGGGCTTAGGTATTGCGGGGCTAAGCGCCGCCGCTGCCGGTTCTCGGGCAGGTATTATTTAAGGACAAAGTATGAAAGAAGAAATCCTCAAGCGGGCCATGTTCGCAATGCCCTTGTCCAAAGAAGCCCGCAGTTCCGGGATCATGGCCGGATTTGACATGGAAGATGAGGGGGAAGACCCCGAGATGCAAGATGAGGATGCAAATGCTGACTTGGAGGAACTACCTCCAATGTCTCGCACTCCTCAGAATCCTGAAATCCTGATGAATACTCTGCGGGGCGACATGCGCTCAGTGGATGCACGGTATCAAGAACTGGCCCAGATGGTAGGTGAGCAAGCGGCTCAGGATACACCGCCAGAAGTTTTGGCTATGCTTCAACCCCAGTTGGCTGCTCAGCAGGGAGGCATTGGTGCTCTTCCTCAAGGACAAGGCATGGCTCCCCCCGGAGCTATGCCCCCCGGTCCAATGGGTGCTCCTCAACCTGCTCCGGCCATGCCTCAGGGTGGTATTTCCATGCCTCAGGGCATGGAGAGTGCTCCCCCTTTTTCCCCGGGGGCTGAAGCCCCCCAAGGTTTCTCGCACGGCGGCGCAGTAGAGCCGCCCACTCACGACGGCATGCCCCCGATGCACGCGGCGCTCGGCGCGTTTATCAACCCCGCCATGCGTGCTGCCCAGTTTGTTGGAGGCAAAGCAGGTCAATACGGCACCGCGGCCAACGCGGCGCTTGGTCGGATGTTCATGAATCCTCAAGGCATTTCCCAGCCTTTTGTCGAGAACCTCCGGGGCCCGGGCGGCCGGTTCACGGCTGAACAGGTCAACCGCGGAGGTGATCTACTGACGCCTACCTTTACACAAGGTATCTCGCAGGGCGTTTCGCGGCTCGCGGAGCAATACCCTCGCACGGCGCAGATGGTAGGCGCAGGGGCCGCTGCAATGGGAGTTTCCAACATTCCCCGCGGCGGTTCTAATCAAGACGCCATGAACTCTGCAATGAGCCAGATTCCTTTGGATACTGCAGAAGACCGGGCACAACGGGTGGAGCTTTTAAACCGCCCTCCTATGGTGTCTTACGACATCAGCAATCCCGATGCAGAGCAGTGGACAATGCAAGAGCGCGGACAGCCCACTCGTCCTATTCCAATGGCGGCTCCCACTGCCGAGGAAAATCTGGTGGAAGAACAGCGGATGCTTGGCCGAGGAGTCCCTTCTGCCCCTGTGGCAACTGGAGCTGCTCCCTCAGACAGCTTAGGCGCGTTCATCAGTGACAAACTGAAAGCGTATGACAAGCGCGAGGCGGATGCCGGGTTGGCCGGAGCGCTTAAAGAAGCGGTCAAGGAAAAGACCAAGATGCAACGCATTCGGGAAGGACAGGCGGAGTACGCCCCCTTGTACGAAGAGCTCCTTGGCGGCGATAAAGAGTCGGCCAAGATCAACGCATTGCTGCTGTTGTCTGAAGCCGGTTTGAAACTGGCCAGTACCCGCAAGCCAACCTTTGCCATGGCAGTTGGCGAGGCTTTTGCTGGTATTCCAAAGGGCTTTGCTGCCATCGCTGCTCAAGAGCGCGAGCTGGGCATGAAAGTCAAGGCAGCTTCTCTGCAACAGGCCATTGGCGATGTGGAGTCTCAAGACAAGTACGCTCAGGCCATGAAGCTGCAGATGCTCAAGGGAGACTACGACATTCTCAAGGAACAGCAAAAACAAGGCGGCACTGTCACCGAGGACGGCGGCGCGGGCTTACGCGTTGTCAAGACCAAGGGCGGCTCGTTTGTGGGCACTGGTATTGATGCGGAAGACCCAACAGTCAAGTCAGCTATCGGCAGCCGCTTTACGCTGCGCGATACGGACAACCCGTTTGTCGAGAACCGCGGTCAGGCTCCGACTACCATTGAGACCGACAAGGCTGAGCGCATCAAGCTGACCAATACTCTCCGGTCATTGGACAACAGCTTGGCAACCATGGACAACCTCAAGGGCGTCTACACCAGTGCCTACGGCCCCGGTGCGTGGTTCTCGGACAAAGTCAATAACTTGCTGGTGCCTATTGATCCCACTGGCATGGTCAAGCCAAACTTTGACACAGCCGATGCAGCGACACGGATTAGCACGGGCATGAACTCGATGTTGAAGAGCATCGCCTCTGCCAATGATGGTGGCCGCGTGGCGGTGCAGGAACAGGAATGGGCCCGAGAGACTGCTAAAGGCATTTCCGATCCCACCAAGTTCTTTGCTGACAAGGAACTTGCAGCACAGCAGTTTGGCAGCATGGAAGCTATGCTTCGTAATGCTCGCCAGCAGGCGCTTACTCAGTTGGGCTACGAGAAGAACGACTATGTCATGCGTACTCCCAACACCGGTACAAAGAATGACCCGTTCTCAATCCCTACCGATCCGGCACAACAGCAGTCGATGTTCACCTTCTTGGGAAGCACCGTGGGCAAGCTCCAAGACCCGCGGGCCGTGGTGTATTTGAGGCTGCCAAATGGTAAAGTGGATGCATTCAATCCCACCCAACTCCGAGGCCTGATTAAATAATGACTACGCTGACCAATGCCCGTGGAGAAGTTGTTGACCTGACAACAGGAGAAGTTGTCGGCCGTACTGAAGAGGCCCCAACGGCAGTCGATCCTCGTAAGGCCGGGGTAGAAATGCCCGCGCCCGAAGGCAAGACTGCCCAAGGCCTGATCAACAACTTTTCATGGGGCTTCAACAGCGCCCTGTTCGCGCTCCCCGACTTTGTAACCAGAAAGATTGGTCAGGGTTTGGGCATGCAGGAGGACCAAGTTGCCACATTGTCAAAGTTCTTTAATAAAGGCGAACGCGCCCCTGTTAATTCAACTGAGCGGTATACCCGCGCCGTAGGCGAAGGCATTGGTGGCACGTTGCCCTTTACCGGGATTCTGGCCTACGCTGCGAAAGCTGCCCCACTGGTCAAGGCTGCTGAGCCGAGCGCCGGGCTCCTCAAATCAATCGCCAATTCCGCTGTTCAGTACGCCCAGAAAAGCCCTATGGCGGCCGCTGCCACTGACATTGCCTTTGGTGCAGGTTACGAAGGCCTGCGTCAGGCGGTGGAAGAGAATGTGGGCGAGGACAACCCGTACAAGAGCATGTACAAGGAACTGCTTCCTGCCGCTGCATTTATGGGCCTTCCTTTGGCTGCCTCCAGTCTGCCCAGCGTCAAGGCCGCGGGCTGGACAATTGACAAGATCAAGGGCGCTGCAGGCGGCTTGGGAACGGTGGAGAAAGAAGCCATCGCCGGGCTGCCTAGGGGCTATCAACTCCCACTGATCAACATCATTCCAAAAGTCCTCGTCAAGCGGGCCGAAGGCAAGCTGGCTCAAGTGTTTGGCCCTATCAATGAGAGCCCCGAAGCACAGCAAGCGCTTAAGCAGTTGGAAGCCGCGTTGGCCGATCCGCGCATCTCGCAGGCTGGGTTTATGTTTGACGTGTCCGAGCGCACGATGTACGCCCCCTTGCTCAAGCGCAAAGCAGAACTGTTGGACCAGCTTGGGCCAAAAGAGTTGGAATCCGTCAAGGCTCGTATCAACGAGAACCAGCAACGACTATCCTCCCTGTTTGATTCATTCTCCCCCGATGCAAGAAAACCCATTGAAGAAGCCTTCATGGCTGCCCAACAGGAACGCCAGACTTTCTTTGAGGGGCTGGTGCGCCAGAAGAAAGATGTAACTGAAGCAGAAATGACGGCGCTGTCCGAGCGCTTGGGCCCACAGAACCTAGACATGCTCAACAACGAGTTGCGCGGTGTTTTGATGGCCGACATGGAAGCTGACTTTGGCATGCGCCAGAAGATTCTGTCCCGGCTTGGAATGAAGCGGGCGGTCAACCCTGACGGTACTTTGGCGGATACCCGGTTCCGGGAAGGCCCTGATGCTGGGAAGAGCTTGCCTGAATACACTGCGTATGACATTGAGCAGGCTGCCCGTGGGTTGGTGGAGAAGTACACCCCCGCGCGCGCGACAGGAGTCAAAGGCGGACCAATGCCTGAGCCCATCCGCATACTGCAGTCCATGGTAGCCACCACAGACAAGGCCCGGGCAGAAGCCCTGAAACAAGCCACTGAATCCCTGATCCAGCAACGGGTGAATGAGCAGCTTGCGGGCTACCCATTGGATCAAGCGCTGCGCGAGCAGGTGGTCTCCAACGTGCGTGCCTTGGTTACCCCCTCTGGCACTAAAGGCCAGAAGGCTGCCAGTGAACTGGCTCGTCAGATGAACCTGCAGAAAGCTTCAGGCATAGCGACCAAAGGCGGAGCCAAGGGCGAAGTGGCTGTGGCCACCGGAATCCCCGGCCGTCCTATCTATCTGAATCCCGAGCAGATCAAAACAGATGCCGCGATGATTGCCCGGGAAGGCACCAACATCGACATCAACATCCCTGAGGCGCTGGACTTGCTGGCCGCTGCGCAGCGCTCGCGCCACGACGCCATCAACTCGTTCAATAGCTCACTGATGTCGGGCCGCGGAACGCGGATCGCGGACGCCCAACTGAAATTGGATCGGGGCAACGCAGGCTACAAGGATGTGGAGAACCTAGTTCTCAGCTCAGTGCCCAAAGTCAGCCGTGAGCATGAGGCCATGAAAATGGCTTTGGATGACTACAACGCGGGATTTGAGCAGCGCCTGCCCCTGCTGATGACCACGCAGAAGTCCGGGGGCCGAGAATTCTTGTTGCCCAACGAAGACTTGATGCGTACGGCGTTCAAGACAGCGGACAATCTGCGCCAACTCAACGTCACCTTGGGCAATAACCCCGCCAAAGAGGAGCTGTTGACCAAAGGCGCTATTGATTGGGTACGCAGCAAGGGGGCGGTCACCCCAGAAGGACTGGTTGACCCCCGGAAGATTCGCAACATCTTGGACAACAACAAGAACATTGTGGATAACCTTCCTGCCCCTGTGCAACAGCGCCTGCGCGACGAGGTGGCCAACGCCGATGACTTTGCCAAGCGGATGGGGGACATTGACCGCCGCCGGGTGGATGCCACCAACAATGAACTTGATGGGCTACTGGCCAAGGCCAGCCGCCCTGATGCTGACCCACAACAGATTCTGACTACCGCCCTGCGTGACCCGGCCACCATGCGGGTACTGGTGGATCAGGTGGGTAAAGACCCAGAGAGCCTCGCAGCATTGCGCCGTAAGGTATGGGAAATTGCCACCGGCGGTGCTCAAGGGGGCGGTGCGCTGGAATCCTTCCTAAAAGGAAATGAAAAATCACTAGGTGTTCTATTTAAGAATACTTCGCATTTGAACGATCTCAAGACCTTGGCTGACCTGCAGCGCCGCGTCAACGCATTCTCCGATATCACCGGGCAGATTCCCGCGTTTGATTCTTTGGATGAGTCGATGAAGCGGCTGTTCGGCTCTGGTGTGCAGTTTTTGACTACCACCATGCGCGAAGCGGCAGTGGGCCGTATCAATCCAAGTACCGGTGCTCTAGCATTGATGCTTCGTTTGACGGGCAGTATCGAGAATCAACTGTATCAGCGCATCTTTACCAAGGCACTGGAAGACCCCATATTTGCCAAGTCGATCACGAACATTGGCACGCCTGCCGACGCCAAGAAAGTGGCGGCCATGCTGCAAGACATCGGCATCTCGCCGACAGCCTATGCGTCTCGCCCTGCGCGTGTCGCGGGCCTAGAGGCGTCCAAGCTGGCCCGCGGTGAGCAAGAGCTGCCCACGGAAGCCGCAGGACGTCCCGTGGCCCCCGGAACTGCTGCACAGATGCTGCGCAAGCTGCCACCAGCGCCGCAGACTCGCGGAATGCCAAATCTGCGCATGGGACCTCCACCAACTGGGCCTGCTGCGCCAACATCAAACCTGATGTACCCGTCGCTGTTCCCGAATGATCCGATCAGCCAGATGCTGCTTCAACGTCAACAACAAATTGGAGCTCCGAAATGATGGAAGAACTCATCGCCACCCTATTTCTCAGCCGGGAGTTTGCCCATCGCCGCCATCTGGCGGTGACCGGGCCGGGCAGTTACGCGGCTCATCAAGCGCTGGGCTCGTTCTATGACGACATCATTGACAACGCAGATGCCATTGCCGAAGCCTATCAGGGCCGCCACGGCCTCATGGATGAGATTCCATACCTGCCATGCCCCACGGCAAAGAAAACCATTGCAGCCACGGCTACGTGGCTTGAGAGCCAGATGAACAAGGTAGGTGAGCTGCGGTATGGCGCCTGCCCCAAGACAGAGACTGCAGTTCAGAATCTGATTGATGAGGCAGTGGCCACGTACCTGTCTACCCTCTACAAACTTCGCAACTTGGAATAATTTATGACAATGCAGTTGCCGTCTACGCCGAAGGCAGGGATTCTCCACCCCCGGCGGCACTTGGGCTCGGGGTTAGACCCGGGTCCTTTTTTGCATGTGCCTCGACCCTTCGCCACCACTGGTCCTTGTAGCCATCAAACTCCCTACCGACAGAGACAAATTCCTGCACTTCTCCGTCCTGCGCAACCATCAAGATAACGCCTTGGTTGATGGTGGTCCCATGCTGGTGGTTGTGGGCCACCGCATAGGCCGCAAGTTGGACAAAGTAGTCCTCGATCCACGCGCGGCGCTTCATCTTGTTGGTCTGCTTAAAGTCAACAATTGAGGGCACGCCCTTGTACACGCCAATGAAGTCCGAGGTTCCCGCATAGCGGCCCGCGTACAGCAGGGGAATCTCCGTGCCCCACGCTTCGTTGACCGCGGGCATGAACTTCTCGATCAGTGTGTAGCCCATGCGGTAGCCTTTGACCTGCAGCCACGTGCGCGGCGTCTCCAACGGCCTGTTAAGCAGGAGTCTTTCCACCACTGAGTGCATGTGCGTGCCTACCAGCGCCGCCTCATTCTTGATCCGATCCGCTTCCTCTGCGCCTATCCGGTTGGCCCAGTCATCCAAGTGCTTGGTGTCCTTGGTGCTGGACAGAATGGTGGTGACGCTGGGCACTGGGTCAGTGCCGTCCAATGTATAAACGCGGCCCGTGGGTAGGTCCAAACGCTTGAGCTTGGAATAGACGAATTTCTTTCTGATGGGGATGAGTTGCATTATTTGATCCATTCCTTAAGCGCTTCTCCAAGCACTGCATTAGCGATATTGATTTTGTTGCGCAGGGCCTTGACGATGTGCTCGTCCACGGTCCCCGGGCTGATGAAGTCGATGTAGGTCACTTTGTCGGTCTGGCCGATACGGTGAGCGCGGTCCTCGGACTGCAAGCGCTTCTCCAAGTCAAAAGAGTTGCTGTAGTAGATGACGGTCTTCGCCTCGGTAAGCGTGATGCCGTAGCCCCCAGTGCTGGGATTGCCAACAAAGAAGCGCAGTCCACTGTCTGGGTCTTGGAACCTTGTCACGATGTCCTGCCGCTCTTCTGCTTCTGTGTCGCCAAAGTAAGTGGCCACCGCCGTCATGCCATATTCCTTTTGGATGGCCAGCTTGATGTTGTCAATGTCTCGCCGGTAGTTGGCCCAGATGATGACCTTGCCTTGGCATTCTTCAAGCGTAGCCATCAGCTCGTTGACGCGGTTGTTGGGGATATCGATCTGAGTGCCATCATCAAACTTGGCATGGCCACAGACAATCTGGTGTAGCCGCATGATCTGGGTCAGAGCGTTGTTGGTGGACATGAGGTTGCCGTCCACCAGCGCCAGCGCCGTCTGCTTCATCTGGTCGTAGTACTTCTTCTGCTCTGAGGTGAGTTCAATCTCACGGCGCAAGAACACCTTGTCAGGGAGGTCCAAGCATTCGTCCTTGGTCACCCGGAAGGCAAAGTCCTCCAGTTTTTTCTGCAATTCATCCAAGTGCCGGTAGCCCACAATCTGTTTGAAGGTGTGGGTGGACAGGCGGCGTTCAACGAGGACCGCGTACCGCGCTTGAAAAGCAAAGTAGCTGTTGTAGTTCAGGTAGCCCGGGCCGAGGAACTCGCACTGGCTGTAGACATCCAAGGGTGACTTGGTGACCGGGGACCCCGTGGCAATGCGCCTGTACCGCGCCTCTTTGCCTACCTTCACAATAGCCTTGGTCCGCTTGGCCTTGGAGTTCTTGATGGTGGTTGATTCATCAATCGCCATGAAAGCATTGGTGACGCGCAGGAAGGTGCGAGCAAACGCGGTGCCCTTCTCCGTGCTGAAGGCCTCCACATTCATGATCAGGATGCGCAGCCCATGCACATCATTGAGCATCTTCTCCATCTCCATCTTCTCTGCCTTGCGAGGAGTCGGGGACCACGCTGCCATGCTATAAGGAACGTGCTCCGGCATGTGCTTGGGAATCTCGGATGTATACCAATTGCGGTATACGCCCTTGGGTGCTACGATAAGCAGCGCATTTATCTTGCCTTTGTCATAGAGCATCGAAGCATTGTTGATAAGCATAAAGCTCTTGCCTGTGCCCATCTCAGCAAACAACGCGACACCTTCGTCCTCCCAGAAACGCTGTAGATATGCAGCTTGGTGGACGAACGGTTTGTTCTTAAAGGGGTACTGATTTAAAAAATAATCCATTGCTTTCTTTCTTTCTTGTAAAAGGGTTGACGCCCTTGGAAAGTAGTGTACACTAAATGCACGTTTAAAGAAAGGATAGCGTAAACATGGCAACAGTCTATATTGTTCAAGAGATGCCGAATCACGATCTGGCCCCTGCAATGAAGTACGGTGAGATGAAAGTCTTGCTTCCTCCGCATACACAGATCGCATTTAGCACTGCCCCCACCATACGAAGCTTGCGCCATAAACTGCGTAACTTCTCTGACGATGATTTCCTGCTTCTGGCAGGAGACCCCGTAGCAATAGGCTTGGCCTGCTCTATTGCTGTATTTTTTAATAGTGGCCGCTATACAGCGTTGAAGTGGGACCGCCGCGAACGTATGTACATCCCTGTCAAAATTGACATCACCCAGAAAGGAGAAAGCGATGAGTAATTTAAATTCAATGTTCGAAGAGGACGCAGGTGCCCTGACCGTTAAGGATGAGGACCTGTCTTCAGTTGCAGCGTTGGCCAAGCGGGCCAAGATGCTGGAGAAAGAAATCGAAGAAGTCGAGTCCGTACTCAAAGAGCGCAAAGAACAACTGCGTAAGCTTGAGGAAGAGTCCATTCCCAATATGCTCAATGAGCTGGGCATGAAAGACTTCACCATGGCCGATGGCAGCAAGATCACAGTCAAACCCTTTTACTCTGCATCCATCAAGGAAGAGAACCGGGCTCAGGCTTATGAGTGGCTGCGTGACCATGGTTACGACGACATTATCAAGAATACCGTGTCTGTGCGTTTTGGTAGGGGAGAAGACCAATTGTGCGAGACGCTACTGAATCTGCTGCGTGAGCAAAGCTACCCTGTGGAGCAAGCGCAGAAGATCGAATCCCAGACTCTCAAGGCTTGGGTTCGTGAGCAAACGGAGCGCGGCAGCGCGTTCCCCTCTGAACTTTTTGGCGTCTATATCGGCCAAAAAGCGACTATTAAATCAGCCTAAAGGAAATTGAATCATGAGCAAGACACAAGTAGCAGTCCAAGAGACTAAGCAATACGCAGTTGCATTGGGCAACGTATTTGAAGATGACGCCAACATCGGTTTCGATGGCATGGGACAGGATGACTTTGCGCTTCCGTTCCTGCGCCTGTTGACCAACACCAGCCCAGAGGTAGGTGTGATGGATGGAGCCATGCCCGGCATGATCATGAACACCGTTACTGGTGAGCTGTTCAACGGCAAAGAAGGCATCAGCGTGATCCCCGTGACCTATATTCGTCAGTACATTGAATGGGCACCACGTGGCTCGGGCAGTGGAGCACCTATCACGGTCTACCCCGCTACCTCTGACATTCTGAGCCGCACGCACCGCGAACCGGGCGACAACAAAGACTACTTGGATAACGGTAATTACATTGAGAACACCGCCAATCACTACGTGATGGTGCTCAATGACGCAGGTATCCCTGAGCCCGCGCTCATCACCATGAAGTCCACTCAGCTTAAGAAGAGCCGCAAGTGGAACAGCATGCTGATGTCCACGAAGCTGATGGGCAAGAACGGTCCGTTCACGCCTCCCATGTACAGCCACATCTATCGCCTGTCCACACAAGCTGAGTCCAACGACAAAGGCAAGTGGTTTGGTTGGGAGATCGAAAAGGTTGGTGCCGTGGAAGACATGAATACTTATGCCGCTGCCAAAGCATTTGCATTACAGATTAACTCTGGCGAAGTGAAGGTCAAGCACGAACACGCTGAAGGCACTGTCGAATCAAGCGCTGCCCCGTTCTGAGTTTAGGGGCCGAAAGCGGATGCTGGCACAAACACCCCATAGGCAGTCAGAGACGACAGCCAGTGCAGCGAGTAGGCCCCACCTTCCATAGAGAGTTGTATGACTGATATCACCAGATTCAAAGCCATATTTAGCGGCCTCGACATCGCTTATGGCACCTATAGAATTAAATCGGAGCGTGGCGATGGTAAGCAGGCGGGACAAGCTACGGTGGTTCGTAAGCCGCCAACTGACGCCCTATGGGTTCAACATTTTGCTGGTGTGGACCCTTCCTTGGGAATTATTCCGATACGGTCTGACAACACTTGTATCTGGGGCTGCATCGATATTGACCAGTACCCACTGGACCATAAAGGCTTGGTGGAAAAGGTTGCGCAGCTAAAGCTGCCAATGGTTGTTTGCCGTAGCAAATCAGGAGGCGCACATGTGTTTTTATTTACTAAAGAGCCTGCGCCAGCACGTGACTTCCAAACGTACCTCAAGAATGCGGCTGCGCTCCTTGGTGAGGCTGGCCGAGAAATATTTCCCAAGCAAGCAGAGATACTTGTCGAGCGTGGAGACACCGGCAATTTCCTCAACCTGCCGTACTTTGGCGGTGATTCGGGGACGCGGTACGCGTTCAATGCCGATGGCTCAGCAGCAAGCCTTGAGGAGTTCTACGCGCTGCACGCGGCAAACGTACAAAGCCTTCCCCTTGACTTCCCTGAGCCGCCTAAGCAAGCAGAGAGCCCTATCAAAGATGGCCCGCCTTGCCTGCAGGCGCTTTGTGCGCAAGGGTTTCCAGAAGGCACCCGCAATAACGGATTATTCAACATTGGTGTCTATCTCAAACGCGCTCACCCCGGCGCGTGGGAAGACAGGATGGTTGAGTACAACCTCAAGTACGTTTCCCCTCCTCTCCCAAACAATGAAGTCCAGCTCATCATCAAGCAGGCAGGGAAGAAGGACTACCAGTACAAGTGCAAGGATGCCCCTCTCAACAGTTTTTGCAATTCTGGGCTGTGCCGTTCCCGCAAGTTTGGCATCGGTGCACACGCCCCTGATTCAGCGCAGATAGCCAGCCTGTCCAAGTACGCCAGTGACCCGCCCCTGTGGTTTCTGGATGTGAACGGCAAGCGTGTCGAGCTGGAAACAGAGATGCTCTACAACCAAGCTGCTTTCCAAAAGGCCTGCCTCGAGAAAATCAATGTGGTGCCGCCTACCCTGCGCAAGCAGGACTGGGAGAACATGTTGAACGCCCTTTTGAAAGAGATGGTGGAGACTGAGCAAATCACCGTTGCATCGGAAGACACCAGCGTGGTTGGCCGCTTCATGGACCTCTTGGAAGAGTTTACGACCCATATGCAGCAGGCCTTGGCCCGCGAAGAGATGCTCATGGGCCGCCCATGGACCGATGAGGATGAAGCCAAGACATACTTCCGGATCAAGGACCTTGACGCGCACTTGTTGCGTAATAACTTTAAGGCACTGACTGCTCCCAAGATGGCCCAGCGCCTGCGCGACATTGGCGGAGAGCCCATTAGTTTGTTTCTTAAAGGTAGAGCAGTCCGCTGCTGGCGCATTCCACGCTTTGGAAAGCAAGAAGCTCCGTTTGAAACACAAACGCAGCGCAAAGAAGGGAGTCCGTTTTGAAAAAATGGGACGGTTTTGATGAGGCCATTATTGGCCCCGCTATGGTCTGGGCTCGAAGAGGCGGCCAGATTGAGATTTTGGTTTACAACGGCGAAATCATCCGCAATATCCTGATGTCTCGGGACGGCATGGAGTTTTCGGAAGCACGGGAGTTCATCGAGTTCAACCTTGAAGGGGCGTACATCGGCATAGATGGCCCGCTTCTGGTCTGGCCCCACGATATGTATAGAGTGACCAACCATGACACCGAGCATTGAAAAGGTCTTCGGGCCTCCGGGCACCGGCAAGACGACCTATTTGCTCAATGTCGTAGACAAAGAACTGGAGGCGGGGGTTTCCTCTGAAAGGATTGGCTACTTTTCTTTCACCAGAAAGGCTGCCAACGAAGCAAGAGACCGCGCCGTCACCAAATTCCCCAATCTGATACCCAAGACAGACTTCCCGTTCTTCAGAACACTGCACAGTCTTGCGTACCACGTGCTGGCCGTCAAGCCCGACTTGATCATGCAACCCGAGAACTATCGGGAGTTTGCAGAGCAGGCAGGGATTGAGATCAAACTCAATTCCGAAGACGACACTGAGGTGTCCAAAGCAGACAACCCCATCCTGAATGAAATCAATCTGGCTCGTATTCGGGGCATTGACTTGCGCCAGCACTACAACGAATCAGGGTTGGACATCGAGTGGTATCATTTTGAGTTTGTAGAGCGCACTTACCGCCACTACAAGCGCAGCAGGGACCTGTTGGACTTCACGGATTTGCTGGAGATGGCCGTCACCTCCTCGGACCAGCTCCCCTCCTTGGAGGTCCTGATCGTGGACGAAGCACAGGACCTCTCCCGTCTCCAATGGCAGCTTGTGGAAGCGCTGGCCGCCAAGGCCAAGCGCGTGTATCTGGCAGGGGATGACGACCAAGCGGTCTTCACTTGGGCAGGGGCCGATGTCAAAAGCTTTCTGTCCTTTCAAGGGACCATCAAGATTCTTCAGCAGTCGTACCGCGTACCGAGCGCCGTGCACCAATTGGCAGACAAGATTGTTCACCGCATCCGTTCTCGCCAAAGCAAGGAGTGGAAGCCCCGCGAGTTCGAGGGCTCAGTCACCACCTATGACCGGTTTGAGGACGTGGATGTCAGCCAAGGGCAATGGCTCATCTTGGCCAGCACCAATTACCTGCTCAATCCCATCGGGGAGTGGCTCAAGAGCCACGGACTATTGTTTGAGCGCAGCGGTATTCCCAGCGTGGGCCCCACCATCTTGAAGGCGGTTGTCAACTGGGAGCGCCTGCGCCAAGGCCAGATGATCCCGGGGGAAGAGATGGTCAACATCTACCGGTATCTGGACTCGGATTACGTGGCCCGAGGACACCGCAGCTTCAAGGGTGAGCGCAGTGAACTGTTCACCATGGCCCAGTTACAAACGGATTACGGCCTGCTGTCCGCGCCCATCTGGCATGAGGCTTTGGGCAAGATTGCACACGACAAACGGGAGTATTTAATCTCTGTTTTGCGCCGCGGCTCTAGGCTCTCGGACGGTGCGCGGATAAAGTTATCCACAATCCACGGAGCCAAAGGTGGAGAGGCCGACAACGTCCTGCTGCTCATGGATATTTCCACAAGATTTGCCAAGGAATTACAGAAAAACGGTGACGACGTGCACAGGCTTTTCTATGTGGGCGTTACCCGAGCGAAGAAATCATTGCACTTAGTGCTCCCCAAGTTTCAAGATAAAGGCTTCATGCTGTGAGAACGATTCCAATGTTTCCAACCACCACTGAGTGGGTTTCCCCAGAAACTTTCCCCAACTTATCCACAGCCAAAGAGATCGCCATCGACCTCGAAACCTGTGACCCCAATCTGGAGTCTTTTGGGCCCGGATGGCCACGCAATGATGGCTTTGTTGTTGGGTATGCGGTGGCCGTGGACGGCTGGTCAGGCTACTACCCTGTCGCCCATGCGGGTGGGGGAAACCTTGACAAGAAGCGAGTGGAGGCTTGGATCAAGGATGTCTTGGCCACCCCGGCCGACAAGATTATGCATAACGCGGCCTACGATTGCGGCTGGCTTGGAGCCACGGGCTTCACTGTCAATGGACGTATCTACGACACCATGCTGGCCGCTCCGCTGCTTGACGAGAATCGGTTCTCCTTCAGTCTCAACTCCCTTGGTTTTGAATACCTCAAGGAAATCAAAAGTGAGCAGGGGCTCAAGCAGGCCGCAGCCGACTTCGGTGTCCATCCTAAAAAGGAGCTATGGAAGCTCCCGGCCATGTATGTGGGTGAGTACGCCGAGCAGGATGCGGCGCTGACCCTGAAGTTGTGGCAGCACTTCAAAATCAAGATGCGTCAGGATGAAGTCGAATCCATCTTTGCGCTGGAGACTGATGTGTTCCCTGTCCTGTTGGAGATGACCCGCCGGGGCATTCGCTTTAACCGGGAAAAGTGTGCACTGATGATCGACAACATGAAGGTGCGTGAACAGCAACTGCTCCGGGAGATGAAGGAGCAGGCAGGGGTCAAGATTGACATCTGGGCCGCGCAATCCATTGCGATTGCCTTTGACCGTCTGGGCATCCAATACACCAAGACAGAGAATGGTCTGCCAAGCTTCACCAAGCAGTTTCTTGACAACCATCCCCACCCTCTGGCCAAGATGATCATCGAGGCGCGGGAGACCAACAAGACGCACAGCACCTTTCTCCAACCTTACATGTCCTTCAGCGCCAAGACAGGGCGCATTCATCCCCACGTCAATCAGATGCGTTCTGATGATGGAGGCACGGTCACCGGCCGTCTGTCCATGGCCAACCCCAACTTGCAGCAGGTGCCTGCCCGTCATGAAATCATCGGGCCCATGGTCCGTGGCTTGTTCATGCCGGAAGATGGACAGTTGTGGGCCTCAAACGACTTTAGCTCTCAGGAGCCGCGCCTCTTGGTGCATTACGCGAGCCTCTTGGGCCTGCCCGGTGCCGATACCATGGTTGATGCCTACAACAACGACCCCAACACCGACTTCCACCAGATGGTGGCGGACATGGCGGGAATCAAACGTAAGGCGGCCAAGACCATTGGTTTGGGCCTGATGTACGGCATGGGCAAGAATAAGTTGGCTGCCCAGTTGGATTTGGCGCTGAGCGAAGCGGATGAGCTAATCACCCGCTTCCACCAGAATGTGCCCTTCCTTAAAGGCACCGTCAACGCGGTGATGAAGCGCATTGATAACCCGGCAGCAGGCGGAGCAATTCGCACCTTGTTAGGACGCAAGTGCCGGTTCCCACTTTGGGAGCCGATGGAGTGGGGCGTGAACAAAGCATTGCCGCGCGAGCAGGCGGCGCTTGAATATGGCCCGCGGATCAAGCGAGCAGGTACTTACAAGGGCTTGAACCGATTGATTCAGGGGTCAGCAGCCGACCAGACCAAAGCGGCCATGGTGGCCCTGAAGAAAGCGGGCTATGATCCTATCCTGCAGGTCCATGATGAAGTAGCGCTGTCCGTGAACCGGAGAGCCGATGCAGAGGAGGCTGCCCACATCATGGCCACTGCCGTGAGGATGGAAGTACCCAACCGATGTGACGTGGAAGTGGGCAATAGTTGGGGTGAAGCGAAATAAGAAAAAGGGCCCCGAGGGGCCCTTTTTCATTTGAACAGATTCTTTATCCGTTCCCAGAGAGTGAGAGGTCTCAGGTCCTCCCACAGATCGAGCTGGCGCAGGGTGAAGAGGTATTCCCCCTTGCCCTTACCAGCGACACGCTCCGCATCCAGTTGCTGGCGGTTGGATGCCAGATACAGTGCCGCGCGGCGCACGACAGAGGACTGCAGACCAGTCCATTCCGCCAACTCCGATGTCTTGCCCTTGTAGTTGTGCGCACGTAAAGCAGCAAGGACCGCGGTCCGCGCGTCTTCAGGCCTGACCCGCGTAGCGTTCATCAAAACCATCCAAACCAGATGCCCGTGCCGTGAATCCAAGCGATTGGAAACAGCAGAGCCCCAGCGACCAGAAAGCCCCAAGAGGCGGTTTTAAGGCAGACCACGACATGGGTGATCCACGCCAAGACAACCCAAGCCACACCCACAGTACCAAGTAAGCCGCTCATCGTGCATTCCCCTCAAGGCGGTCAGCCACCAGTTTGGCGTAACCAGAGATGTCCACCCAGTGGTCCGATTTGTCAGGGTTGCCGTTGATGATGCGCCCAAGCTTGTGGATGATCATGTCAATGGCTTCACGCTGGTCAAAGGCCAAAGGCGTGCTGCGTATGGCGATGTAGTTGTGCACCAAGCGTTTGAGCATTTGCATGATCTCTGCGCCTTCAATAAACTTGCCGTAGTCCTTGGCCCGCGCATCGAGGACCGCGTCCACATCCGTGTTGTTCTCGTCGTACTTCAAAATGCCATGTTTCAAGCCTTCCTTAACGTAGTCCTCCAATGGGACGCCCAGCTTCTTTGCAATCTCCACTTGGTTCTTTGTCACGGTGACCTTGCGTTTGCCTTCCTTTATTTTTCTGCGTAGTGCGTAGATGTAGCTGATGGATACGCTTAGCGCGTCAGCAACTTCCCTTGCCGTGGCAGTGGGGTTGTTGCGTATGTATTCCGCTGTAGTGACTTTGGTCTGTTTCATAAAAACTCCTTATAAAAATGCTTCTTCATAATCTTCTAACGAACTGGGGTTGGTGGCCTTTACTTGCTTGGGGAACCTCTTGGGGTCCAATCGCTCAAAAGGCCACCACGCCATGAGCTCCTCTTGTGACAAAGGTCTGGTGTTATCAGTGCAGGGAGTCAAAGGCTTTATCCCACAAGATGTCTGAGTATTTTTCATTTAGTTCTTCTACCTGTTCGTCTGTTAGCGACGTGCCGTCTTCAAATGTGCAATCAGCAAAGCAAGCATCGCTGAAGTCTGGGTAATCCCAAGCATGAACGTCTTGCACATTGGCTTCTACTTTTCTTCCATTGAGTTCCATTTCTTTCTCCTTTATGTTGTTTCCAAAATAACCCTTGCTCGTTTCGACGTGATGGTTTTCTCCACCATCCTGATGGCTGCTTCCAGCTCTGCTATGGTGCATGCATCCAACTGAGCGTCATGGACTTCCATGGCCAGATTGAAAATGGTGAGTTCGGGTCCGCGCAAAATAAACTTGCCAGTCTCCGCACCTCGGCGTCCCACCGCCAGAAGTGCGTCTTGCGCGGCCCGAATCTCATTCTCCCAATCGTCACCAATGCGCATGAGTGACAGCGCCTCGGTGATGTTGAACGCACCAATCAAGACATCAATGTCTTCGCGCGTACCGATGCCAAGGCGTACGGTCTCCAAAGCTCCATGGTTCCTGATCTTCAGTGTGGTGCCAGCATTCACTGACCCCACACGTTTAAGACCACTGGAAACAAACAGCATGGTGTCCAGAATCAAGCCCCGCGGACGGTACTTACTTCGCTTCTTCATCATTTTCCTCTTCTCGAATCACATCCTGCAGGTGGCCATGCATGCGCACGGACATGTCGAATAGTTCGTTGATGGACGCCATCAGCTTGTTCTGGCGCTCGCGCCGCGTCTCCATCCAAAAGGACTTGCAGGTGGTCATCGAGCCCATGCGCAGCTTCAGGATGACTTTCGGGCCCTTGTCCTCTTCGTCCCCTTCATCCATCTCCGGGTCATACTTCATGTTGTTCATGCGAACCATGTAGACCACGCGGTCATACAGGTCAGAGACTGTCTGGGACAGGTACTCGGACCGCTCACGGCGGATGTCATTCATTTCCAGAGGAGGGATGACCACTTCTGCCTGCGCATCGAGTTCTTCAATGATGATGTGGATGTTGTCTTCAATCTTCATGCTGTTCTTTCGTTTCTGCGGTCTCCACCACGCCATAGATGTCCTCGTAGCTGACGCGGTGACCGCGGACCGCGGCTTCTGCAATCAGTTTGCGGGCACCGTCCGGCAGCATGGTCTGCTCGCGTAGTTCGTAGTGCCCCACGTTGCCTTGGGTGATGCCCAACATGTCAGCAAACTCTTGCTGGGTCATGCCCATGCGCTGGCGGATTTGCTTAAGTAGGTTGGTTTGCGGTAGTTCTTGCATTTTTGGCGCTCTTTATGTCAATGTACTTTTTGTTGCTGCTTTTAAGAATGAACATGTGGTCATCATTCTTTTTGATTTCATCCACGATTTCCCCATCAGGGGCTATCAGCACCCAGTGCACGGAGCTCCGTTCTTTCCATCTCATTGGTTTCATTTGATTTTGTTTCCGTAGTTGTCGAATGTCCGAGGCCGTAGCGTAAACAGGACATTCAGGTTTTCCTTTGCTTCCTCTTCAGTGGCCCCGTAACCTATTGGGTCTCCGGGTTCGTAATCTTGGGCCGCGGCCCGCCAGTCGAACTTCGTGACAGGGATAGGCGGAGCAACATATTCGGTGATGATCTTCATGTGAGGTTTCCGTCTCGTTCAAAACAGGGCTTCTTGCACGTCCTGTACTGTTGGCAACATTCCACGGGTGGTGTGCAAGTGTGGATATCTGCAGTGATCCCCTTGAGGCGTTTCCCGCAACGCGGGCAGAAGTTGCGCTCTTGCTTGGGGTTCAGTATCGAGGCCAGCACCTCCAGCATCGAGGCAGCCTCAAGGATGATTTCCTTTGGGCAGTGCTCATGGTTGACGCGAAGGTCTTGGATTAGTTCAGGCAGCGTCATGTGTTCTTCTCCTTCAATTTTGCTTCCGTCAATCCCGTGGCAACCCCAACATTTTTCCCAATTGATGCCGTGTGTATCTCTGCGACTTCTTCATCCGTCAACCCAATCCATGTGCGCTCGGATATCGGTGTGGTTGGAATGTCTCATTTCTTGAACGTAGGTAACGGGAACCAGTGGTCGAAAAACTTGTCAGCCGGGTAGTAGTGCCCCTTCTGGGCTACGTTGCTGCGTTTGTTAATCAGCCACATACTGACACCTCGCGGGGTATGTTCGTCTATCGGTATCCAGTGGCAGGCAGGGGCAACCGCAGCAGCACCGTCAGCAGTTATCTTGTGTTCCTGTATAGGTGCGTTAAACATAGTTGCACTAAACGAATCCAAGATTTTTGCTTTGAGTTCTTCGCGCTCACCTTCTGGAAAGTCTTGAACTACGTTGTTTAGTATTTCCATAACGTCCTCAACCATTTGTTTTGGGGTAATGATGCTGCTCATACTATTTTGTTTCCGTAGTCGTCGAATGTTCGTCTGTTCGGTGGGCAGCAAGTGTGAAGGCTGACCGGGCCAAGCGCACCCATAAGTCGAGTCCCGCAGCGGTGGCAGAAGTTGCGCTCCTCTATCTGTGCTTGCAACTGCCCAAAGTCCGACACTGCTTGCAGATGTGCTTCTGCCTCTGGCTGTGCCAATGCTTCTTCTATTGCGGTGCGTAATGCTGTGGGGTACACAAAATTGCCTGATACAAGCCAATTAAGCGTCATGCGTAGTGCTTTTGTTTTAGTCATGAGTTCAACTCCTTCAGCTTGGCTTCGATGGCTTTGCCAAATGTCAAATATTGCATTGAATCAACTTGTTTATGTGTCTTAAATATCTCATCATCCGTAAGCCCAACCCACTGCTTCAAAGGTATCCCGCTGGGGTGCTGGTCATCTACCACAGTGACTCTGTAAACAGGCTCCTGCTGTGCTAATGCTGCTCTTGTCTGCTTTGTAATTCGCTCCGCATCTTCTGCAAGTGTCTTTGCTTTGATGGGGCTATAGGGGCTTTTGTAACTGCACTTCGGGCAAACCAGCCATTCTGTAAGCGGCTCCTGCTCTACGCTATCGCTGGGTGCTGCCAAGGCTTCTTCGCCCGCTGCAATGGCTGCTGCCTGCTTAGCAGCCATTGCAGCATTTAACTTGTAATTACCTGAATGTTCGTACAGCGCCGCAAGCGTCATGCGTAGTGCTTCACGTTCTTTAGTCATCAGAATCCCCTGCTTGGTAGTTTCATTGCGTCTTGCGACCCGGGGCGTATTTGCTGGAGTACTTCACCATCGCCCGTGCGGTAGGTGGTCCTGTCCCAGATGTTGGATTTGTTGGGGAGGGCAGCGCCTTTGAGTTTTGGCATCAGGACAGGACCCCCTCGGACGTACCGGACAGGGTTTTTGTCATTAAGAGGTGCCAAGGCATGCGCTGGGTTGTGGCGGTTCTCGCGTAACACGGTGCGGGTGCGCTCAGCAATGGTGAGCTTTGATTTGTCGAGCGGTTTTGTCATGGTTAGTCTTCAGAGTGGTCAGCGACCGATGTTTCAATCTCACCGATCATGGAATCGCGCATCACGGGGGCAAGGTCCACGTCAGAGTTGGGGAGGTAGGCATGTTGTAGAGACCATGTGGCCGGGTAGTCGGGCTCTAATTGCAAGCCGGTGCCCCTTTCGCGTGCGCCGCGGTCCGCGGGTTCGTATTCAAACCAGCAGGTCAGATAGCAGTTGAGCTCGTCACAGTCGTAGTCGTACGACAAGAGGCCGTCATCAGAGTGGTCGGGGGATTTCATAAGAATCTCCGGAAAAAGGTGGACAGGAGGCTGGGAACCACGGGGGCGGAGATTAGAGCGGTTTGCAAGTTGTAAGCACCGCGGCTCGGGGACCACGCTTGTTTTGGAAGGTACAGGAGGCCTATCTTGACCTTGCCTGTGTTGTAGGGGGTCACAGAACGGGTTGTAGGGGACTTATTGCATGACATGGTAGCTACCCTCCCCGATTGAACGATAGACGGAGTCTAGGCCCTCTAGGAGGTGTTCTAGGGGCAGTCCCATGGCCTTGGACAGGACAGCGGTGGCTGTTAGCACGGTTAGCAGGGTATGCATGGGGGTACGGTCATCGGTTTGTAGCTCGTTCAGGAGTTCTACTGCCTCGGTTATGCTGGCCGTCATCAGGTCTTTTAGTTGCTTGTCAGTTACGCTCATTGCTCTATCCTTTCTTTAAGTTGCACGGAGTGTGGAAGAATTATAAGCGGTACTAGTATTACAGCGCAAGTGCGCAAAGTGGTTGATTTTGTAGGGGTTTACCCTAAAGAGAGGGCGGTTTTGTAAGTTACGAGTAAGGCTATATATACTTTCTCCAGAAAAAAAGAAATTTTAAAAAAAAAAAACCATTTGGGCGTAATAGACGTAATAGACGTGAGAGTTACTGTTTATGCGGGTTGTGAGTACGACAGTACATCACAGTAGTGAATTAGGAGTAATGTTTTTTGACAATTATCAGGGGAGCTCCGCGAGATACTTTTTGAAAAAACTTTTTCTTTTTTTAGTAGAAAAAAGTCTATAGAGGGGATTGCATTGCTCTGGCCTAACACCCCTGTTACACTAGGTTCAACCGAGTACAGGACCGCACACATGTTTCAAATTGATTCCAATATCGCCATGCCGATGGGCAGGACGAAGTACCCGTTCAGCGACATGCTGCCCGGCGATTCGATTCTGTTTGTCAACGCAAGGCAGGCCAACAGCGCTCGGGTATCCGCGCTGCGCTTCGTGCGCTCGCATGCCCCTGACTGGCATTTTCAATTGCGCCGGGTAGAGAACGGCTGGCGACTGTGGAGGATTGCCTAATGGCTAAGCGTGACGTGTGGAACGTGCCCCCAATCATCGGGGATAAGGCCCAGAAACGCATGTCGGGCCAAGTGGCCCCCTTGCGTAAGCAAAAGGTCCTGAATGGCAAGGAATGGAAGTTCGTAACGGAGCTGGTGACCGGTGATGGCCGGGTCACGCTGCGCGAGGCCGCTATCCGGGCGGGGTATAAGGCGACCAGTGCTTCGGTGATGGCTTGGAAACTGACAAACCCTGAGATCAACCCCCACGTGGTGTCCGCGATTCAGGCATACCGCGCGGAGCTCAACAGCAAGTACAACACCTCGTACGAGCGGCACATGCAGGACCTGCAGAAAATACGCGACAAGGCGCTTGACGCTGGCGCATATGCTGCGGCCGTCCAAGCAGAGTATCGCCGCGGTCAGGCATTAGGCACAATCTATGTTGACCGTAAAGAGATTCGCCACGGCACCATTGATTCAATGTCAAAAGAGGAAGTTCAGCGCAAGCTGGATGAACTACGCGCCTTGTACGGCGGGCCCCCTCCAACGGCATTGATCGACGCCACCACTGGCCAAGTGATTGAAAGTATTGACCGTGAAATTGACCCCGCTTTTGTCTCTCCAGTGGCACAACCTCCCCTCGATATCTTTGAACGCGACAACGACTTGGGACCCGACGATGTCAACGCCTGAGGCGGCATTTGCCGCGCGCGTGCGTGACGGCCTGCGTTTGCTTGGTGTTGATACGGAGCGAATCGAAAACCGCGTCAATTTGGGAATATCAGATTTGCTGGTAGGCGCGGGTGATCGTTTTGTTTCTGTAGAGCTTAAGGCCGTCACGCGCGGACTAAAAGTATCGCTTCGACCGCATCAAATTGCGTTTTTGACTCGCCACGCCTTGCGCGGCCGCCCCTGTTACGTGCTGGTCCACCACGTAGGCGCTATTGTCCGGCCGGGTATGGTCATGCTTTACCACGGCAATCAGGCGCTCGCGCTCGCGGAACAGGGACTGCGCCTTGCGCCTGTGGCGTCATGGCCGAGTAGGGGCATGCCATGGCAAGAGCTGGCCGATATATTCTCAGGGAAAACCCCGATAAAATAAGTTGCGGCGCTGTTAATTTACCACTACAATAGTGGCACTGGTTTAAACCAGCAACCTAGAAAGGATAGAGAAAATGTTAAAAACTGTAGCAGTAACCGCTAACCGTAAAACCGGACCTATCGCTGTCACTTATCGCAGTGGCACCCATGAAACCTATGGCACGTGTCCAACATCTTGTAAGCTTCACCCCAAAAGTGAAACCGGCACGACCTTAATTGACGTGGAATATATGGGCGCCGTGGCGGACGCGGTGCCCCGTAATGGCTTGGCTTGGACTTATTCCCACTTTGCCGCGGAAGCTTTACCGACACCTAGGCACGGAAAGACCGTTTTTAACGTATCTTGTGACACTATGGCGGAAGCAGTGCGGGCTATTGAGCTTGGCCGCCCTTCGGTTTTTGCAGCACCAAAAGAACTGGCCGGTTCTTTCCCGCTGGTGTTTCAGGGCACAAAATTTGTTCAATGCCCTGCTGACTTGTCCGAATCGTTCACTTGCGCCCAGTGTGGTGGTGGCCGTCCACTATGCGCCCGTGGTGACCGCGATTACGTGGTGGTTTTTGTTGCTCATGGAACCGGTGCCAAGCGTGTAGGCTCGGAGCAGGGCGGCGGCTGTTATGCGGCCAGTGGTCCGACCGCGATTACGTGGCACAACACCAAAAAAACCGGCCTAGATAATGATTCCGATGCCTTGCGTCGTTTTGCTCGCTCACTGCCGCCCGGCTCACTTCTACGCCATCATGTCGCTGGTGATATAGGGAAAGAGACCAGAAAATGATATTTTTGGCTTTGGGTGTTTTTCTTTTACTGTGGTGGCTAATTGATTTATTTGATAAATAAACAGCACCGCTATTTAAATTGGTATATAATTTATTCACCGGGATAAACCGGCAACCCTGAAAGGATAGAGAAAATGGCACATATGATTGACACCACCACCGGCACGGCCGCTATTGCTTACGCTGGCATAACCCCATGGCATGGCTTAGGCCAAGCGTTGACGCCGGACGCCTCAATCGAGACGTGGACACGCGAAGCCGGACTAAATTACACCGTGCAGGAATCACCGGTATTGTTTCAAACCGATGCAGCTTCAGTGCCTGAGGAATTCAAGGGGCGAAAGGTCCTACACCGTAGCGACACTGGCGGAGCATTGGCCGTGGTATCGGACGGGTACCGCGTAGTGCAGCCTTCGGACGTTATGGGGTTTTTTGGGAAACTGGTAGAGCTGGGCGGCTTTCAGATGGAAACTGCAGGCGTTCTAAGTCATGGCCGCCGGGTTTGGGCGCTGGCCAAGGTCAATCAGGGCGCGGACATTGTCGAAGGTGACACCGTCCGGCCTTATGTTTTGTTGGGCACATCCTACGACGGCACCATGGCCACAGTGGCAAAATTTACCAGTGTGCGCGTGGTGTGCAATAACACCATAACGGCCGCCCTAGGCCGTGAAAACGCGGGAACTGTCCGCGTTTTACATTCCGAGCGATTCAACCCGGACGCCGTCCGTTTAGAGCTGGGCATTGTGGGCGATAGTTGGGAGCGTTTTTTGGTGCAATCTCGCCGCTTGTCCACCGTGGCCATGCCAAAAGCCGACGCGGACGCTTTTGTCACTGCGCTATTGACGCCTTACCATAGTTCAAAAATGGAGCTTAATGACACTCGGGGATATCGGCGCATCATGGAGCTGTTTAATGGCCAAGCTATGGGCGCAAGCATTCCGGGTGTCGCCGGTACGCGCTGGGCTATGCTTAACGCGGTGACTGAACTAGTGGACCATGAGCGCGGCCGGTCCGCAAATACCAGACTTGAGTCGGCATGGTTTGGAACTGGTGCCGCGCTGAAGAATAAGGCGCTTGAACTACTTAGTGCTTAACTATCGGATAACGGGAACCGATAGGTAATGCCTATCGAGGGGGAACTATGCAAAAAATGCATATCCCGCCCGGTTATGTTCACATTAGTAAACCAGCCCCGCGGTCCCTGTCGCTTGACGCCTTGGACGTGGTGCGTGGTGCGTGGTCCGCGGCCCGTGGGCCGCGCTGGGCGTGGCTTGCAGCGTTAGTGACCACTAACTTATCGTGGCGCGTGGTCTACTATCGATGGCGGGCCATCGATAGTCAAAATCAATCGGGCCGTGCCGCGGCCCGATTGATATAATAGTGGCACTGGTGCAGGGCCCTGCACCGGGCAACCTGAAAGGATAGAGAAATGAATACTGTTTCAATTGGTTTTTACCGCGAAGACGGGGATTTTGCCGTGCTCGCCGCCCTAAATAACAATGACGAACATCTGCCCGATGATGCTTTTTTGTCGCTTATCGGAATGCTGCACGCGAGCTACAAAGTGTTAATTGATTCGCCCGTGATTGTTGTTGACCGTCAAGATATCCCCGATTACGTAACCATTGAATAGTTGACATGAGCCCACGGGCTCATGCTATAATAGTCTCACTGCTACCGGCCGGTAGCAGTCAACCCTTAGAAAGAATAGCATCATGACAATCGAAACAGCAACCCCTACCAGCGCAGAGACTTTGGCCGCATTATTTGACGCGATGATTGACGCCGTGGCGGTGCGCGTGATGGTGCAGGTTCAAGCCAAAATCGAGGGCCTAGGTGCCAGCATGGATGAGGAAAAGATTAATTTAGTAATCGACCAGAAAATTGCAGACTTCGCGTACAACGACTTCGAGACCAAAGTTAACGACTGGGCAGAAGGCAATCTACAACAACAATTTGATAAGAACGTATTGGTCAACGTGGGCGATATGGACGGCATTCACGACGCGGTAGTTGAAGTAGTGAGTGACATGAGTTTTGAGATACGCGTGAGCCGATAAAGTAGTTGACATGAGCCCACGGGCTCATGCTATAATAGTCCCACTGCTACTAACCGGTAGCAGTTAACCCTTAGAAAGAATAGCATCATGACCAAAATCATCACCATCGACAGCAACCGTTATGCCTTACCAGAAGGCATGAGCTCCAAGGACCTTCAGGCTCTGGCCGGGTTCCTCGTCACTCTAACCAGAGTAGAGTACGAATATTGCTACACCGATGACAGCGCATACTTTGCAAGCAGTGGAGCTCAGGTCAGTATCGGAACCCAGGAGCTGGTAACCAAGGCAGAAGCCAAAGCCCAGTCCACTGCAGGACGCACAGCATACGAGGCAAAGAAGGCAACCGAACAGGCGTGATATAATAGCGGTACTGGTAGCATCCGCTACCAGTACAACCTAGAAAGAATAGCATGAACCCACTTCACTATCAGGCCAAGGTACTGGCTTCCGCCCTCCGTCTTTATGCACGTACAGGCATGAAGGCCAACTCAGCATATACACCCAGCGCGATGCTGGCCACTGCTGGCCGAATCACCGGCCAAGTGTTTAAACGGGGTCAGCATCTGGTAGCGGCAGATGCTCTAGCCAACTGGGTACGCACCCAGCACGACTAGGCGAAGACTACTAGGGCCACGGCCCTATCACCCTATCCTTACATCACGCTGACTGCTAGGGCCCACGGGCCCTAGCACGGCTCCCTTACGCTAGGCTGACGGCCCCGTCAGCCTATACCCAGTAGCTGGTGACCGGTAAGCCGGTCACCATTCCCCTATGCCTATACACAGAGGACATCTAAGACAGGGGGAGGGCCATAAACAGCCCAGTAGCAATAGAGTTCAGGCCTGCCCTGATTTTTGCCATGGAATTTGCCCAAGAAAACCTGATCTTGTTTTCTGGATAGGCCCCCTTGTTTGCAGAAACCGATTACCCGGTTAATATTAAAAAAATTCAAAACGTGGACCTATGTACAACACCCTGCCCAAAGATGCCGAAGAAGAGATGCTCCGGCTCCAGCTTCGCCTGCAACTACTCGATGCCCATGAGAAGTCAACGACGCACTTCCTAGATTTCTGTCGGTACGTGTGGCCCGAGATGCTCGTTGGGGAACACCACAGGATCATCGCTAAAGCCTTGGACCGCGTAGTGAGCGGCGAGTGCAAGCGTCTGATGATTGCGATGCCTCCCCGTCATGGGAAATCCCAGATGGGCAGCTACCTGTTTCCTGCTTACATCATGGGCCGAAAACCCGATGCAAAGCTCATTGTCGGTTCGCATACCGCGGACCTCGCTCAGCGCTTCGGGCGCATGATTCGTAACCTTGTAGAGGACGAGAAGTACAAAGAGCTCTTCCCCGGTATGACCCTGTCTGTGGACTCTAAGGCTGCTGGTCGGTGGAACACGGCCCAAGGCGGTGAAGCCTTCTTCATTGGTAAGGGCGGCGCGATGACCGGGCGCGGCGGTAATATTG